GGTGTTACCGCTACACTACTGCAAATTGGAGCACGTAATCAGACTCGAACTGATATGTGAGAGTTTTGCAGACTCTTGCCTGGCCGTTTGGCTATACGTGCAAAAATGGTAGTGCTCTCCGGGATTGAACCGGAAACCTTTCGATTATCAATCGAATGCTCTAAACCAATTGAGCTAGAGCACTATGGCGGAAGACAGCGTACTCGAAACGCAACAGGCTTTATACCCATCCCTCTGTTTAGCAAACAGGTGTGATTCCTAATCACTTTGTCTTCCATGGTAGGTCTAATAGGAATCTAACCTATAATACAACGTCCGTAGCGTTGCGTGATATACGTTTCACCATAGACCTAAATTGGTGGGCATGATAGGATTCGAACCTACACGTCATTGACAAAGGCTTCTAAGACCTTCGCGGCTGCCGTTACGCCACATGCCCTAAAAATGGCGGGATGGAGGAGGGTCGAACTCCCAGTCTACGGCGTGACAAGCCGTTGCATTTACCATTATGCTACCACCCCATAAAATGAATTACTGGTCCGTCTGCATTCACCGTGCAGCCCGAGCCTCTTTTCTAAAAAGGCACAGCCAGTAAAAATTGGCACGGACGGAGAGAATCGAACTCCCATGAGGCAGTTTTGGAGACTGCTGCACAACCACTATACCACGTCCGTAAAAATTGCTGAGACTTCAAAGAGATACAAGCTCTCGGTCCCGTAACTTCCCTGTACTGTTAAATGGTGGGCTAGCTTGGACTCGAACCAAGGGAGGCCGGAGCCGGGAGATTTACAGTCTCCTGCAATTGCCGCTATGCGACTAACCCGTAAAATGGCGGTAGAGGTAGGATTTGAACCTACGGGCCGTTATTAGCGACCTTCGCTTTTCAAGAGCGCTGCCTTAAGCCACTCAGCCACTCTACCGTAAAAATTGGACTCCGAGGCAGCTGATTAAGCTGCTATAACACTTTCAGGCTTCAATTCCTTACTCTATGTAGCTTATACCTGTTAGCATCATTGAAGTTCTACCACTAACAGAGGCGTTCACCCGCACTCTCTCGGAGATAAAAATTAACGTCCATCCGACAGGCTTCGAACCTGTAACCGATTCCTTAGTCAACTGAACCGGCTTACCAGCGACATCACGAATGGACTTTTGATCAGGTAATTAGACTGACCAAAATAAATTAGTACCACAGTTTTAAGGATCTTGTTAACACGGAACCATGGTGAACCTACCGCGCCGGGTCCGATTGTCTCGGCCGGAAATGGAGCCCCCGGTCGGATTTGAACCGACGACCTACAGTTTACAAAACTGTTGCACTACCGCTGTGCTACAAGGGCAAATTATCTTAAAACTTCTAAATTCTGTAATCCTATTGCTTCAAAACTTTGCAATAATGTAGGAATCAAATGACTCTTTTCATTAGGTATTGCAAATATGTCTACAATATTATTGTTTTTAATTATACTGTAGTTCCTACTTAAAAGTGTATCATATAGCATTTGCGAATTACCTCCGTAAACTTCCAAATACCAATATTCATTTTCAATCATCATCACTGGTCTACATTTATCTATCAACTTAGATGCACCTAATAGCGTTTTTATCTCATGACCCTGCACATCTAACTTTATAAATGAAACTCTTTTATCTTCAAATAGACCATCTTCTAATAAACTATCTAAAGTAATCATTTTTACTTTATCGCCACCATCACCTACTCTCGTTGCTCCAATGTTAGTTGTGCTATTATCATCTAAATCAATCGGAAGCATTTCTACAGTTTTAAATTCATCACCTACAGCATTGTTTAAGCACCAAGCGTTTCTAATATTGTTTAGAAACATATTACCGCAAAGCTGTTGATAAACTTGTCTTAAAGGCTCTATCGTAACTAACTTACCTTGCGGCCCTATAAGATTGGCTAATGTAATAGAATGATAACCGAAGTTAGCACCGCAATCAATTACTGCATCACCAGGCAATACAGTTAGTTTAGCTATTATATTAAACCATGGCTCCCATTGTTTAGTTTCACTTACAACTTTACCTAAACCGTCGTTAGCAGTAACTAAAAACAATCCATTACCGCCATTTATAATAATACAATTAGCCATGTCATTTTATTTATGGTGGATGGTCTTGGAATTGAACCAAGTTATCACGCTCTTCAGGCGTGCGCTGAAATCACCAGACTAGCTCACCATCCAAAAATTGGCGGACGTCTCTCCGTCCTTGTCAAGTCTACACCGTTATGGGTTGGACCCACTGGCACTTTTGCGGACTTTCGCAGATAATCTTGGCTTAGTTTAAAGACCGTCCAAGGCCAGTCTAACAAACAAAGAACTTGTTGGTTTTACCCCTCTCGGCTTTTTATTCACCGGTTTGGATACCCTTTGTCGGACGTTTGGGCTAGTTATAGCACTAGCCTGGCATCAATTAAAAACCCTAAGCTTTCAAGGCTTAGGGTTAAAGTTTTCAAAGATTTGAATTTACTCTAACCCATAGACAATGGATAGCGTGCTGTTATTGACATATTATTATCAATACACCAGCTAATCAACGTCTGTTTGGATCTTTCCTGCATCTAAATTATTTAATGAACTTCACCATTATATCAATGTTCCCAAAAGAAAAAAGGTTTCCACTCTTCTCTCATCTTAACATTCTCAGGAACTATGTTGCGCAAATGGATATTACGAGGTTTTACCTCTTTTCCATGAATATCAAGAAATGGGAAAATGTTATTCTTCTTATTATTACACTCTCTGCATGCAAGAACTATATTAAAGTCATCATTAGATCCACCTAAACTCTTAGGCATTACATGATCTTTTGTTGCTCTAATATAAGGTATCTTTTCATAGCAGTACTGACATACTCCTTTGTATACATTATAAATGGTCTTCAAAGAACAATTCTCTCCTCTTCTCTTATGAATACCGAAAGAATGATTGCAAACTAAAATCGTTGGAATAGCCCAGCGTTTTTCATATCCGGTTGTAGCATCCGGTGCACTACGTAGGCAAGGTTGATCTTCATACAAGTTCACTTCATTATTAAACCATCTCAGTGAGCTTACATTAGCCATATCAGCTCCGGACCAAGACACAACATTACCCATTGCATCAATACCTTTAACCTTTTCAGACATCAAATGCCTGATAGCAGCTCTTGCTGTGCAAAAGCTGAAAGGTTGATACAATCTATTAATAAGAAGACTTGTTTTTTGTTCTGGTGCTACTACTATCATAAAAAAAAGCCTAGGCTATTAACCTAGGCTTGTAGTTTGAATTTACGCCTAGCTTACAGAGCCTTGATCTTGCTACGATTCAACGTAGCAGCAAAATCACGGGTATCAACAGATACCCACTTATCGGAGTACTGGTTGATGACGTTAAGCATACGCGTCTCGTTGCCGAGAAGCTGGAAGGTACCATCTTCATTACGAACGATCGTAGCACGAAAAACCTTCGGGCGAACGTTCTTATTCTTCAGGTACTTATTCCAAGTTTGGTTAGGATTCTTCATACCTTAATAATATATCACTGTTCCTATGTTTCAACTTGTTTTTTCATAAATAATTGTATGGCTAATTTTACCAATTTAAACCTTTGTTTCTCTGTTACTGATGTAGTGACTACAATTTTAAGACCATTATCAGCATATTCTTGTTCAGAGGTTTATTTCTATAATCATGGTACGCAGCCGGTTTATATTTTTGACGCACAAAGCACTCCCGTACCACAATTAAGTGGAAATAATTACTTTGCATTGTTCCCTGGAAATGAAGTAACTATTAGAGGTATTACAAATAGCAATACTTTAAGTGCATTAGTTTCTGCTGGTTCCGGTAATATTACATACCGTACTCAATTCTTCTCTAGCTTCCCTCTCACAGTTTACTAATGGAAACGTTTTTATTATTTTTCGAAAAAGCAGATCATAAAGCTCGTCATCCAGGACGGCTCAAAAGATTGGTTACCAAGCGTTTTGGTAAAGGTAAAATTACTTGTAGTAAAGCAAGAGCTATGAAGAGCTCAAAAAATACACTTACCAAAAAACAAGCTCAACGCTACATTAACTACCATTGCTAATAAATACTTTAACATGTCCATTAACTCTAATTTAGTTTCAAGTAATATCAGAGATTTAGAATACAACAAATTTGTTGAAATATTAAATGATTCTAGATTCCCCCCAGTAACGTCTGTAATTCAGAGTTATGATGGTAATACGTCACAGACAAACATTTATTCTAAGAAAGCTGTTTTAACATATGACGTCGGAGCCCAGGATACAAATTCATCGCCGTTTGGAGACAATGCATCATCTGATGCATTTGGTAGATTGAGAGTTGGTTTACCTATCACTTTATTTGATGGTAAGTTCTTATATGATAAGCAACCTCAATTCTACGATGAAGTAATGAGTATCGGTACCAGTACTTTTGTACCGAATGATAGTTTAATAACTATGTCTACATCCGGTGATGGAGGATTTGTAATAAGACAAACTACATCACGTTTTAATTATCAACCTGGTAAAAGTATGTTTTGTGTTTATACGTTTGTAGCAGCACCGGAAACAAACATAATAAAAAGAATAGGGTCATTTCAAAGTTTATCAGCAGCACCATACACTCCAACAGACGGTTTGTATCTTGAAATAGGATCAAACGGTCCTAGCTTTAATGTTGTAAAAACTCAAGGCACTTTAAATTCTCTTACCGTACCACAATCAGCGTGGAATATAGATAAGTTAGATGGTACCGGAGCGTCTGGTTTATCTATCGATTTTACTAAAGGACAAATCCTTGCTATTGACTTTGAATGGTTAGGGTTAGGAAGAGTAAGATTTGGTTTCTTTTTACAAGGAAAATTATATTACGCTCACCAGGTAACAAATTTTAATGCTTTACAAGCTCCGTATATGACATCACCTAACCAGCCGGTGAGATATGAAATAAGACAATCTGGAGCTGGGTCAGGTACCTTAAAACAAATTTGTGCTTCAGTTGTTGAAGAGGGTACAGAAGAGGTGCTTGGTGTAGCAGTTACTGCTTCTTTGTCGTCAGCGGTTACAGTGCAAAACAACATAATGACGCCAATATTAGCTGTAAGAGTTAACCCTCAATTTTCCAATTTGGCGTTTTTAGGTAAAACGTTTGATCTATATAATACAGATAACACTACCAATATTCTTTACAAAGTGTACAGAAATCCTTCTTTTAACACATCTTTAAATTGGCAAAATATTGAGAATTCTTATTTGCAATTTGCTATTGGTAGTAACACTATTACCTTAAGTGGAGGTTTTAGTTTATACTCTGGATATGTGCCGAAAAGTCAGGGGACAGCAGCTGGTACCGGGGGAGTAGAAATTACTTCACTATTTGGAAGGTTTGGTACGAAGATTAATAGTGACCCGGATACCTTAGTAGTTGCTGGTATGGGATTAGGAGCTAGTGCAACTGTTTTTGCAAGCTTTAATGCTATACAAAAAGCTTAAAGATTATGCACCATATAGATAGTTTCTAGTTCGAAGTCCTTCTTCGTCTTACAATTTGTTCTAGATCTCGATACACAATTAGCGTTTTTATTATCGATGGCTTGGTCATCGTACATACTGATGAAATCACCATCATAGTAAAAATAATACCCACTCACCTTAGCTTCGAAAACTATATCCTCTTTATTAATCATAGTTCAAAAGATGCTGATTGTCTACAATTGTTGAATCAATTGCATGAATAGCACTTGCATTATTAATAGTACGCAATGTTTCAATAAGGTTTTCAACAACACTTACATTTACCATTTGCTTACCTTGGATCTCTCTTTCCGCAGCTATAATAATCCTGTCTATGAATTCACTATTTACTTGCATACGTTTTTAGAAAAGTTTTTTACTGCTGAACGCGCACCATTAGCCACGTAATAACGCTTAGTATCGTCGAAAGTCTCTTTAGTAAGAATTTCAATAGTACCAGCGGTCTTATGCCCATATATCATACGCCCAAAACGATTACGTCCAGTTTCACGAGGAACGTAATTAGGATCAGGCAGAATACCCATCTCAATAAGTTTTTGAACTCGATCGTCTTGCATATTAATATTATACTTTGTTTCCCGTATAATCACTAAATTCAGCAAATTTATTTCTCAATGACACAATCCTCTTATAATATTGCATTACACGAGCAATGTTATTAGTTGTGTAATTGTTCGCATCAATCTCAATAGGAGAATTCATATACGTTGAGTACGTAGCGTCATTATAATTTTTTACTGTAAATGGAATCTTCAAACAACGGTCTTGACAAAAATGTCTAAACTCATGCAAGAGACTTACATGAAAAGCTCTTGTTGTCTGAACATCACTACCAAAGGTAATGTGATCGCGTTTAAAGTAATAATACGAACTAGTCTTTTTTGAATAGTAAAGATTAATGGTATAAATTTTACTCTGTTTTTTCTTTCCTTTCTCCACACTTGAAAGCAGCAATGAATAAACCATTGACAAGCTTTTGAAATCTATATCTTTGAATCTTTTTTTAATTTCCGCAGAAGGTTTAAAGATAATCATACAAAAATGGTACCCGAGGCCGGACTCGAACCGGCACGTCCTCTCGAACAACAGATTTTAAGTCTGTAGTGTCTACCGTTCCACCACTCGGGCATTTAAAGAACTATTACATCTATATATTAAAGATGTTCCAAAAATCAAAAGTCTGCTTCGACTTCTTGATTAATATTTACACGTACTGCCTTGTATACAGCATCATCTCCACGACCAAACTTCTTAATAAGATCGCGATCGCACATTTCCTTAAGCAACACATACGCTTGAGACGAAGTAAGATTAAGCTCATTCATTACACGCTTCTTAGTAATGAAAGGAGGCTCAGTCATTGCAAGTACTTTATCTGAATTGCTTTTCATACGTTGCTTCTTATTGATAGTACTATCCATAACAACATACTTACCGAGCATCATAAATCCAGTTTCAGTAAGAAGGGTACTAAAAGAATTACAAGGACCAAAACGATTCTTATAGAAAGAGATAATACGAGAGCGGTCATCACCAGCTTCTTCATCTACTTCAATCATCATATTAACATCTACAGTATGCGGAATAAGAGTACCTCCCTTAAGCACACCTGCCTTAGTAAGATGCATGATAAAAAAGATAGAACACTCATGTGTCTTAGCTGCTTGTACAAGAGTATTAACTGCATAAGTTTCAAACTCTCTTGTATTCATTTCCGTCTTACTAGACAAAGATTGAAACGAATCAATAACAATAGCATCAAGATCTACCATTTGATTCACAATTTCATCAACGTCAGTAAGATTAGCAATACGAACACTCTTAACATTAAGACGTCTGCAATTGAATGCAAGTTGGAAAGTATTCTCTTCACCAGAAGTATAACCTACTGAATACCCCATATTAGCCAATGCTTCAAACACTTGCAGAAGAAACGTTGTCTTACCACACCCTGCACGAGCAGTAACTGTAAAAGATGATCCAGGAAGAATACCTTCACCGAATAGTTCATCAATTTCAGTTACTCCAGTCTTCATCCGGCGATAAAATACATCCGGAATTTGAATATCAGATACCTTAGTAAACGTAGACGAGTCGATATTGAGTTGCATAGTTATATTGTATCACAGTTCCTAGACAAATTTCTTAATGTCGCGATTAAAATGGCGATGAAAACAATCAGCTAGAAAAGACATTTCAGTTTTAGCTTTAGCAATTGCAGATTTATTATAATTGTCTTTCAAAGTTTCAATACACCCTTGATAACATATTACAAGATAATCAGAGTAAGCATTCAATGAATACTTGTCTCCATTATAACCTGCTTCCTCTTGTTGCTTCTTTTTAGCACCCTTTTGAGAAAACGTTTTTACAAACAAACTGAAATTATTCTTGTAATCCTTTTCAATAAGTTTTACCAGATTCTTATGATAAATCGGTACAAACTCACCAGAGATGTTGCATTTAGCTTTATATGAAGAAGGCACTTGAACAGTACCATCTTCGAATTCGTAGTTGAAGAACTTATGTTTACGTGCCATTCTTTATTATAAAACTGTTCCGTTTTTAACGGAGTACAGCCCAATCATTATACTGAGGATCGATAACTCGATCACTAATCTCAGCAACTGAAAGCACGTTTCCAGTGATATTATTAACGAGAATACCGGGTCCGTAAACCCTATCTGGAATAAACTTCCAGACTTCTCCCATACCTGCAACAAAGGCAGGCTTGTCAGCACGAAGCTGACCGCTCTTAATGAAGTTAATTAGAATTTCTGCAATCGTCATACGTCTATAATATATTAGTTCCGAGTAAGTCAAGTAGTATTTTCAATTGGTTTAGTGCATTTTAATCTATTCAGCCAATAAATAATATAAATGTCCTTCGTAAAAATTTCTGAACTTCCGGTAGTTAATCAAACAGTTTTACCTTTAACGGCAGGGGACGTACTGCCTATCGTACACGGTGCAACCACTTATAAGGTTGAACTATCCACTTTACAGGATTATTTCAATCTTGGTATTGATTTATCTGCAGCTGGTGACAATGGCTGGGTTCAAGTAAATGAAAATGATAATTTATCTGCTTACGGTGGCTTTATTTACAAAGCTTCTTTAAGTTCTTTACAGATAGGTAATGATAATTTACAAACCGGTGCTTACGGTGGTATATTAGGTGGTAGAAGAAACACAAACAATTACAATTTCACTTTCATCGTTGGTAATGACATACAAGCATTCGCTGACAATTATACGTTAGTTGAGAATTTAAGTGCAAAGTATTTAGTATATGCTGGTAATGATGGTAATTCAACTGAATGGTACAATGCATTTTTATACACAAATTCACAATCAGCGAGACTTTCATTACCGGAGTTAGATACACGTTACGTTAACGCTTCCGGCGATTCAATGACAGGTAGCTTATCGGTACGTGATGATCTATTTGCAAAGAAGTTAGCGGTTGGTACTGATACAGTTCCAGGATTTAATATTGCAGCTGCTGAAACCGGAACTATTAACGGTAGTTTATCAGTAACTGGTACGTTATATGCAGATGTTGCTGCAGCATTACCTCCAATTGCTAATACAGTTTACGTTTCAGTATCAGGTGACGATAACAATGACGGTGAAACGATGTTCACACCGTTCAGAACGATTAAGAGAGCTGCAGCTTATGTTGCTAAGAATCAAACAGGTCTATTCAGCAATCCAGACAATCCAGGAGCTCCAGGATTAAGTGCAAATAAGCAATATACAATTTGGTGCTATGCTGGTAATTACGTTGAAGAAAATCCAATCTACTTACCACCATCAACATCATTGATGAGTGATAACTTAAGAAGAGCAAACATTTTTGCTAAGAATCCAACTTACGATATCTTATGGCAAAATAATGCTAACTATACTTGGGGCTTTACTTTTAGAAATCACCAATCACCAGCTGCTGCAAATGCATTCCCAGTATTGTCTTCTGGTTCAGGAGTGCCTTGGACGACACGTAATGATGCAATGACAGCTAAAGCTTATCGTTACGGGGATGAAGTTGGTCAACCAAATCTATATAATATCGCTTCACCAAGTACAAGACCATTTATCGTAACATCGCCTTACGTACAAGGTTGTTCATCTATTACTGGCGATCCTGATAATGGTAAGCCAGGTGGTTGCGGTATTAGAGTTGATGGTAATTTAGTAAGAGGCTTTTTAAGAAGCTTTGTATTAGATTCATTCACACAAACCAATCAAGGTGGTATTGGTATTCACATTACTAATAACGGGTATGCACAATTAGTATCGACATTTACTATTTGCTGTTCATCAGGTGTACAAGCTGATAACGGTGGTCAATGCTCAATTAATACTTCTAATTGTTCATTCGGTATTTTCGGATTATTAGCTCAAGGCTATTCAAGTGCTCCAGTATTAACGGCTCTTGTTACTCAAGACATTCCGTTTAATACTGATACAATTAACGTATCAGGTGCGTTTGCTACATATACATTACCAACGTATAATACACATAATTCTTGGACAGTACCTATTTCTGCTCCATATAATGGCTTAGTGTATACAATTAGTAACGATCCAGCTCCTGGTACTTTATACGCAGTTGATGTAGTTACAAATACCAATCCAGCAAATGCTGCATTCCAATTACGCAATATTGCTGCAACTACTAACCCAATACCAGCAAATGGTACAGTAAACTTCTATCTAAAGAGTCAAATTACAACAAGCTCACATACATTTGAGTACGTTGGCTCTGGCAATGTATTATCAAGAGCTTTACCATCATTAGGTGGTGTGGGTTCTATTGTACAAGAAACCTCTGCAACAGGAGGTGCTAGCGTTTACTTTACGTCAACGAACAACTTCGGTGACTTTAGAGTAGGTAATGGATTTACAATCGTGCAAGAGACAGGTGTTATTGAAGGCCGCACGTTCCAGAGATCTATTCTTGCTCTAGTAACACCTTTAACACTTTCGTTAGAATAAATAATTTTATATGGCACAAGTACCTCTAAACTTTTTCTTAAGAACAGCGTCAACACTAGGCACTACTTACTCACAGGTGTATTCAGCTCCTTTCGATACAGCTGCTATTATGTTAACTGTTTTAGCTGCGAATAAGACTTCTAATCCTCAGACGATTACAGTAGGTATTTCTGGCATAGGTGGTCCTAATGTAAGTACTTTACCATATTACGATATTGTTAAGAATTTAGTAATCCCACCAAATGACACAACTAATGTTGCAATAGGTAAGATAGTTTTAAATCAGTATGATGCAATGTACGCATTATGTAATAATAGCAGTGCTGTTGATTTAACATTATCAGTCCTTGAGACATTAAATCTTCCAGGTGTCGAATAATAATTAAAAAATGGCAACAAATGTACAAACTATACTTGGTAGAGTAACTACCAATCCTCCTGTTAGTGCCGATCCAGTAAGGTACAAGTTTTTAAGCTTACCGAATGCTGAACCTAATCTGTATCTTCCTGCTAAAACAGGACTAGATAGTTCTAAATACTTTTTACTTTCTAATCCATTAACTGGTGAAAGATTCTGGTCTAATAACATTATAGCAGTTAATGGTACGAATATAGGTATTGGTACAGAGTTGCCAGGTGAAAAGCTTTCTATTGTTGGTAATTTATCAGCAACTGGTAACATTTACGGTACTATAGTTACACCAGTTACTCCAGCTGCTGCAGGACAAAATACATTTGTTCAATATAACAGTGCTGGGTTTTTAGGTGCTGATGGTGGTTTTGTATATAAGCCAAGTTTAAGTGCTTTACAAGTTGGTGCAAGTAATAACGTTACTGGCCAACAAGCTTCTATTGCTGGTGGTATTGCAAATTCTGCAGCTGGTAATTTTAGCTTTATCGGTGCAGGTGATGGTAATAATAATCCAAGTGTTGCTGGTGTTATTGGTGGTGGTAAATCTAATCAAGTAATAGGTGATTACAGTTTTGTAGGTGGTGGTAGACAAAATGAAGCTAATGATATTTACTCAGCTGTAGCAGGTGGATTTAATAACGTTGCAGGAGGATTAGGATCATTTATTGGTTCTGGTGAAAATAATACAATTGCTGCTGCAACAAGCGACAATGCTATATTAGGTGGTCAAAGTAATGTTGTTAATCATAACAATGCTTTTGTAATTGGTTCTAATATAACTACAGTTTCAGCAAATTATACATACGTTGAAGGTTTAGATATAAAGAATCACATTGTATTAAATGCAAGTGTAGCTGAAAGATATAGTGGTTTAACACCATTATCAAACGTAGTAACAATTAATTTAGACAATGGTACAACGTTTAATGTTACATTGACATCGAATATAAATTCCTTTAATATAATTAACTTCTTAGAAAATAAAGTTAATTCATTTGCACTATTCTTATCGCAAGATGCTGTTGGTGGTAGATTAGTAAATTTCGCATTTACCGGTAAGACATTGAAATGGAATCAAGGTAATGTACCTTTAATGACATCTGCGATAAATGCAACTGATTTTTATACATTTATTACAAATGACGGTGGTTCGACCTGGTATGGGTTTACTGCAGGTCAGAACTTTTCTTAATAGTTTCTATATTTTATAGAAACATTATTAAATAAAATAAATGCCGTTTGGTGCTATACAAAATTCTCTGTTCAGTGCTGCGTTCTTAGCACCTACACCTATATTCACGGTTTCACCAACTCCATCGCCATCTAGTTCGGTAATTGCTGTATCACCCTCACCGACACCATTCTCCACACCATCAATAACACCATCTGTAACCCCTTCATTTACACCGTCAATAACTCCATCACTTTCAGAGGCACCTATCCAGCCATCTGCGTCTTTTACACCATCAGTTACTCCATCATTAACTTTATCGATCAGCCCTTCAATTACTCCATCTGAAACACCATCAGTTTCTATTACACCATCTGAAACACCAACATCTACACCATCTCAATCAGCCGGGGCATCGCTAACACCTTCCGTTACTGAGACACCATCATTAACTCCTACCGTTACTGAGACTCCTTCACTAACACCGTCAGAAACACCCACAGCTACATCATCAATAACACCATCGGAGACACCGTCCGCTACCCCATCTGAATCCCCTACACCCACACCATCTCTAACACCATCAGAGTCTATTACCCCATCTGAGACGCCTTCAGAAACACCATCAGCTACTCCATCAGAATCCCCAGGTGCTTCGTTAACGCCAAGTATTAGCGAAACACCTTCTTTAACTCCTAGTGAAACACCAAGCATTACTTTATCAATAACACCAACACCATCTGTTACGGTATCTGAGACAGCATCAATAACACCATCTGTTACACCATCAGTAACAGAAACCCCTTCACTTACTCCATCAGATTCACCATCTTTTACAGTATCAGTAACACCTTCACCGACATCTTCAATTTCCGAAACACCTTCTTTAACTCCTTCAGAATCTCCATCAACAACACCATCTCTAACTCCTTCAGAAACACCTACATCATCTATAACACCATCTGTAACACCGTCAATATCAGTATCCGAATCATATCTAGCTTTACCGTCGCCTACACCATCAGAAACACCTACAACTTCAGTAACCCCGTCAATAACCCCATCTGAATCTGAATCACCTTCTGTCACCCCGTCACTAACACCGTCACAGTCTGCTACACCTTCGTTACCTCCAACTCAAACACCTTCAGTGACAGTTTCAGAGTCTGTTACTCCATCTATTACATCTTCAGTAACTCCGTCAGTCACTGAAACACCTTCCTTAACACCTTCAGTTACACCATCTGTAACGCCTTCTATTACACCATCAGCTACTGTAACCTCTTCAGTGACACCATCAGTTACTTCTTCAGTAACACCATCTGAAACACCTGCTGCATCAGTTACACCATCAGTTTCAGAAACACCTTCCTTAACACCTTCAGTTACACCTTCAGTAACATCTTCAACTACACCAACACCTTCAGTTACTTCTTCAGTAACTCCAACAGTTACATCTTCAGTATCAGTAACTCCTTCAGCTTCAGTAACACCGTCGATTACACCTTCAGTTACACCATCAGTAACATCTTCAATTACACCAACGCCTTCAGTTACATCATCTATAACATCTACTCCTTCAGTAACATCATCAGTAACACCGTCCGTAACATCTTCAATTACCCCTACACCTTCCATTACATCAACACCATCAGTAACATCTTCCACTACACCTTCAGTAACACCATCAAGAACCCCATCCACTTCAGTTACCCCTTCCATAACTTCCACACCATCTGTAACACCTTCAAGAACACCTTCATTAACACCTTCTATAACATCAACACCTTCTATAACTTCTACACCATCTGTAACTTCTTCAGTTACACCTTCAAGAACACCGTCTTTAACACCGTCACCATCAGTAACATCATCGCTTACACCAACACCTTCAATTACACCAACGAGAACATCGTCAGTGACCCCTACGCCTTCCGTAACATCATCAGTGACACCATCAAGAACACCATCAGTATCTGTTACACCATCTTTACCACCTACACCTTCATTGACACCATCGAGAACACCATCTATAACTTCCACTCCTTCTGTAACATCTTCAACGACTCCATCAAGAACACCATCAGTATCTGTAACCCCTTCATTACCGCCTACACCATCAGTTACACCATCAAGAACACCTTCTATAACACCATCACCATCAGTTACACCATCAAGAACACCTTCTATAACACCATCACCATCAGTTACACCATCTAGAACACCTTCTATAACACCATCACCATCAGTTACACCATCTAGAACACCTTCTATAACACCATCACCATCAGTTACACCATCTAGAACATCTACACCATCGTTAACACCGTCCTCATCACCTCCAGTACCATCAAGAACACCTTCTATAACACCATCCAGAACACCATCTGTAACACCAACTAGAACACCTTCAGTAACCCCTACAAGAACTCCTACACCATCTGTTTCACCTAGAACATGTACATGTATTAGTGCGATTGTCCAAACTGATTGTAACGATTGTGGTGCTCAACAAACTCTTTATTACTTCAATGACCAGCTTTGTGATACAGCTGGATGTTATGCATATTACACTAACGGTAGTTGCACAACTCTGTACACTGGTTATGAGATATTTAATTGTGGAGTACCCGGATCTGCATCTTACTATTACTACAGTAACGGTTGTCTACAGTTTACCGGTTCTTGTTAATTTTTTTCTATGAAATATTACTTTAAAGTTACAGATAACGTAATAGATAGCAGTTATGCTTATGATGAAAACGAGATTAAATTGTTGTTTCCTGATTTAGATTTAACTACAAATGTACCTGAAGGCTATATCAAATATATACCATATGCTTCTGTAACTGGTTTAAAACCGTATGAAAAATTTAACCTATTAGGTTATGACTATATTGACGATGTAACTGTAACTGATGTTGTTGAGATCGTTCCAATGACGTTGGAAGAAAAAATTGAAAAGCAAGAAAGTGTAAAAACTGAGTTCTATAATAGAACAAAAAGATATACTTGGATTTTAAACGAGGAGCATTGCATAATGTTACCTCCCTTTATGCCTCCAAATGATGAATGGTTATATAGATGGGATGAAAATACACAATCATACATTAACACGAATATAACAAAATTAGATCATCAAAATCAAAATAGAAATAGATATGCAAGCAACTAGACCGCAATTACCGGATAAAAATATACGACCTTCAAACTTTGATAGTATCAAAAGACCTGCAATGCCAGATGCTAAAACTATGGCTGTTAATCTTTTGCAATCAACTAAATCAGTTATAGAGCATTTTAAATCTACTGGTCAGCTATTAGTATCAGAAGAAAAGTCTAACGAAAGAATGGAAATATGTAAAGGTTGTGATCTTTACGTTGCTGACTCTATTAGATGTGCTAAATGCGGTTGTAATATGTTTGTAAAGACTAAATTACAATCAATGGTTTGTCCAATTGGTAAGTGGTAGTTTAAAATTTAATTTTTTAATTAAATAAAAGAAATGCCGTTCGGTGCTTCACAATATGCTGTATTCAGTGCTGCCTTTCTAGCACCTACCCCCATATTTACAATATCCCCCACCCCTACACCTTCAAGCTCATTTATAGTAATATCACCCACACCTACGCCTTCGATAACACCATCTTCAACACCATCTCTTTCTGAAGCTCCATTAATACCGTCAACAACACCATCAGTTACACCGTCATTGTCTTTATCAATTACCCCATCAGAGACACCGTCATTAACACCATCAATTACTCCTTCAGAAACACCGTCATTAACCCCTACAGTAACGCCATCAGAATCTATATCACCATCTGAAACGCCTACAGCTACGCCTTCACAAACTGTAGCAGCGTCATTAACACCGTCAATTAGTGAAACGCCATCTATCACACCTTCTGAAACCCCGACAATTACACCGTCAGTATCTGAATCTATTTCTGTAACACCTTCGTTAACACCATCAGAAACACCATCAATTACATCATCAGTTTCAATCACACCATCTGAGACGCCGTCAGAAACACCTTCTATAACACCGTCTGAGACCCCATCAATTACATCTTCAGTTTCAATAACCCCTTCAGTCTCAAATACTCCATCTGAGACACCATCAGAAACGCCTTCTATAACACCGTCAATGACAGTATCAATTACCCCGTCATTGACACCGACTTCATCAGAATCATCATCGGTAACTCCTACACCGTCAGTATCTTCATCATTACAGTTATCTCCATCAGTAACTCCTTCAGAAACACCTTCTATAACTCCATCTGCGACTCCATCTGAAACACCTGCAGCTTCACCTTCCATTACCCCTTCTGAAACACCTTCCGAATCAGTAACACCTTCGTTAACACCTTCTGAGACACCTTCGACTACACCGTCATACACACCAACAAATTCAGTAACAGTCACTCCATCTGAAACACCATCTGAGACAGCAACACCTTCATTAACACCTTCATTAACTCCATCTGAGACAGCAACTCCTTCAGTGACACCTTCAGAGACACCAACTGTAACTCAATCAATTACTCCATCTGAAACACCTACACAATCAGTGTCACCTTCTGTTACTCCTTCTGAGACACCTTCCATAACCCCTTCTGAAACACCTACACCATCGGTAACATCGTCTATAACCCCATCACTCACTCCAACAAGAACACCATCAGTTACGTCATCAATAACCCCTACACCATCTATAACCCCAACAAGAACACCTTCATTAACGTCGTCTGTAACACCAACTACTTCTATAACACCATCTCTTACCCCATCAAGAACACCTTCATTAACTTCCACACCATCTGTAACACCTTCACTAACACCATCCGTAACACCTTCATTAACCTCCACACCATCTGTAACTCCATCAAGAACACCATCAATAACACCTTCATTAACTTCTACACCATCTGTAACTCCATCACTCACTCCATCTAGAACACCATCTCTTACTCCGTCAAGAACACCTTCATTAACATCATCAGTAACTCCTACCGTTACCTCATCACCATCTCAGACTCCTTCAGTTACACCTACCCCATCAGTAACACCTACCTTAACTCCATCTAGAACCCCTTCATTAACTCCTACTCCAACAGTTACACCTTCTACCTCATTAGTTGATCAATATAAATTATATGCATGGGGTTATGGTGGTGATGGTAATTTGGGGGATGGTACTTCCGCAACTCGCTCTTCACCGGTACAGGTAGGTACAGCTGTTAATTGGAAACATGTTCAGGGTGGTAGATGGTATTCAATCGGTACACGTAGAGATGGAACTATTTGGGGTACAGGGCAAAACGCTGCGGGTAATTTAGGTTTAAATAACACTACTGCACAGAATACATTTACTCAAATAGGCGCATTAACCAATTGGTCTGTGTTTTCTGTTAGTGCATGGGGTGGTGGTACCGGTACTGTTTTAGCTGTAAAAACTGATGGAACTTTATGGACTTGGGGATCTAACGGACATGGTCAGTTAGGTTTAGGAGATACTAATAACAGATCATCACCGGTGCAAGTAGGCGTTGGTACAACTTGGTCAAAAGTTTCAATAAAAAATAGATCTGCAATTGCAGTTAAGACTGATGGTACATTATGGGCCTGGGGTAGCAATACAAATGGAGAATTAGGTTTAAATGATACTGTGTATCGATCATCACCGGTACAAGTCGGTGTATTAACAAATTGGTCACAAGTGACATCAGCTATAGCGAGTTCTTTTGCAATTAAAACTGATGGTACGTTATGGGCTTGGGGTAGTAATAGTTTTACTGCCTTAGGTTTAGGTGATTCTACCAACAGATCATCACCGGTACAAGTAGGTGCATTAACTAATTGGTCTAAGATTACCGGTTCATATTGGAATTGTATAGCCATAAAAACAGATAATACTCTTTGGTCATGGGGCTATAACGTATCAGGTATGCTTGGGTTAGGTGATTCTACTAACAGATCATCACCAGTACAAGTAGGTGCATTAACTAATTGGTCAAGCATTGGGATAGGTGAGCAAAATAGTATTGCTATAAAGACTGATGGAACTTTATGGACCTGGGGTAGTAATAGTAGTTATGGAGAACTTGGGCTGAATGATAGAGTGAATAGGTCATCTCCGGTACAAGTAGGTGCTAATACTAATTGGATTGAGCCAGACGGAGGTTCAGGTTTTAGCTTTGCAATTGAATTTGTTCCTATTTTCCCATCACCTACACCGTCGATAACGCCTTCTAGAACACCAACACCAACTCCATCCTCATCTCCTCCACAAACTTTATGGAATTTCTTTGCATCCTCTGCACCAGCTGGAATTAGCACGTTTACAGCAACTAGCGCGCCGAACTATGCATATGATTGGAATGTCTCTCAAGGATTACGTACAGTTGGAGACGCCGCCACTGGATTTGTTTACACGGTGCAGCCAACCGCGTCTTATTCAGGCAACAATTTATTCCAAGTTTCTTTTTACAATGTAAATTCCGATAACTGCGGTGACCCAGGTGTTGCAATATGGCCTACAAGTAATGGAAGAACATCACCGATTTGGACCTGGGGGGCGCAAAGTAGTAGAATAGCTGCACAAATGAACTGCCCTCAACCGGTTATTTACGGATATTCAAATGGTACTAATGGAACCAGTGGAACATATTCTCTCAATACCTGGTACACTTTACATTTTTATCATGAACCTTCATTAGGTAGATGTCGTTTTGCAGTAACTCAAGGTCAAAACGATTGGACGAGAAGCGGTGCTTTATTTTCACCAGAAATTACTCTTAATGAATCTATTGCAAGTTCTTATTATTTCGGTATTGCGAGTGATAATGATGGTGGTACTTTAGGTGGTCAACAAACTGCTTTTTCAGGGCTTAAAGTCACACCACTCTAATCTATTATATTGATTTCTCATTATTTAAATGTAATATATATCGTCCATGAACGATAAAACATTACACTTTCTTTCAGGTTTACCAAGAAGCGGGTCAACAGTATTAGCGGCTATTTTAAATCAAAATCCGCAATTTCATGTCTCCACAACTTCAGGTTTGGTATTTGCATTAGACGGTTTAGCAAATACGTGGCATAGAGCACCATTGCTTAATGAATCTGATCCAAATAGAACTAAATTAGCTCAAGCTATGCGTGGCTTAATTCAAGGCTACTATAATGAGGATACTGATAAGCCTATTATTATTGACAAGAGTAGAGGGTGGCCAATACCTATTATTATGTCGGCAATGACACAGGTATTAGGAAGAAAGCCTAAAATTATTGCTACAGTTCGTAGTATACCTGATTGTATGGCTAGTTTTGTTAGAATAGCTAAACCTAAGAATTTAGATGAGTTTTTACAAGGCGGTGAATTATCAACCCACTTACGAGCATCATATCAATCACTATTGGCTGGTTATCAATTTGATAAAGAATGCTTTCTGTTCGTGGAGTATGATGATCTTATCAAAGATCCGAAAACTGAATTAAAGAGAATTCACAAGTTTTTAGGTATAAAGGCTTTTAAATACGATTTTAATAATATCGACGGCTCAACGGTAAAAGAAGATGATGAAGGTATTCATCATTACCCTGGAATGCATGATATTAAACCGAAATTAGAACATCAGCATAAAGAATCACCGCAAGATGTACTAGGTAATTATTATGCTCAATATTGTCATCCTGAATTTTGGTTAGATAGACCTCGTACTACACCTATTATTACGGATTTAGACCTACAGTTAACTGCTTCTACAATGGGTAATTTTGAAGAAGGTTGGAGATTAGCTTTAAAAATAGAACATGAGCAACCTTTAAATCATAGAGCAGCTTTCAATAGAGGTTGGTATTTTCTTAGACAAGGTAGAATACAAGAAGGTTATAGACTTTTAGATAGAGGTCGTTTAGTGCAGGTATTTGGCAATTCTACTGCTAATACAAAACAACCACTTTGGGATGGTAAACAAAAAGGTACTATTCTTATTCAATTAGAGGGTGGTTTAGGTGATCAATTTCATCAAGTTAGATATGCAAAAGTATTACATGAACTTGGAAATAAAGTTGTAGTTTCATGTTCAGGACAATTAGTACCTTTCTTCAACCAGCTACCTTACATATCTAGTGCTATTCAACATGACGCAGAGTATGGCACATATCACGATGCATGGGTAAAGGGTATGTCAGCAATTGTACCATTAGGTTATGAGATGAAAGATATATCCGGTAAGCCGTATATTGACAAACCAAAGACACCAAAGAATAAGAAGTTTAGAATAGGGTTAAGATGGCAAGGAAATAAACAATTTGAAGACGTACATCATAAGTTATTCCCTCATCAATTATTCTTTGATGCTGTGCAAAGAAATGATGTGGAGTTTATTTCATTGCAAAGAGATGAAGGTTCGGAGAATAGACCATCGTGGGTAAAGGAAATATCTTTAGATACTTGGCATGATACACAAAATGCAATAGCTTCGTGCGATTTAGTTATTAGTTCATGTACATCAGTAAGTCATTTAGCTGGAGCAATGGGTGTACCGACATGGGTTATAATTCCTGTAATGCCTTATTTTCTTTATGCATTAGACGGGGAAAAAACTCCTTACTATGATAGTTTTAGACTCTTTAGGCAAAGTGTTTATGGAGACTGGGCTGCACCAATGAGAGATATTAAACAAGCTTTAAATGAAACTATTACACAGCTATAATATGGACATTGATTGCGCGTATATTATACGCGTAAAGGGTCATAAAAAAAGTGAAGAGCTGGGTAAACGATGCTCAGACAGTTGTGATAAAGTGGGTATGCCATGGCAATATTGGGATGGTTATGATGCAATGGGTAAAACTATAATTCCACCAGAAAATGAAAGCCCGGTAATGAATCTAATTAAACTATCTGACCATTATCTTAGAAAAGGTGAAGTTGCTAATTCATTAAATCATATACGTCTATGGGCTAAGTGTGCTATGGATGATAAACCTTTGGTTATATTAGAGCATGATGCGGTTATGGTTAAACCTTATAGGCAACATACTTTGTTTAATAGTATATGTTATTTAGGAAGCGCTGAACAGGTGAAGAAAAACTGGGGTGTATATGCCACACCTCCGCATGCTTCTGATGGACATAACTTTCATTTTATTCTACGTACCCATGCTTATTCAATAGATCCGGCCGTGGCTAAAAACTTACTTGCGCATGTTATTAAAAATGGTATAATTGGTCCATCGGATATGCTTATAAGAGCAGATCTATTTCCTATGCATCAAGTAGGGGTATTTGCATATGATGAAGAAGCTGAATCTACAATTCCTAACAGACCTCAGGACGGTAGACCTAATAGACGAAATGATGATTTGAAGCTTTAATCTAATAAATAAATAATAATATGAACTACTGCAAAGTTATTAATGGTGAAAAAGTTGATGGTCCTCGCGCATTTTCAGGTAAAACTCATGCTCAAATTTTGAGTGAAGGTTGGTTACCACATAGATTGGTTGAAGTATCAGCTGTTGATTCTATATTTCTTGGAAGCACCTGGGAAGTAACTTCAACTGAAGTTATTGAAACTCAGTTGTTTAGACCGATGACAGATGCTGAAAAGCTTGAACGTGATAGACAAATTATAGAACAGAATAATCAACAACTCTTAGTAGCTGAAAAAGCTGAGCTAACTGCTTTAATCGCACAATTACGTTCTATAGTAAGTTCGTTAAGCGCATCCGTGTAATCAGTATCTGTTAGATAAATACTATTAATGGTCTTCACATCTAATAGTACGTCTAATATCGTAATATATAACAGTATTACAAATACGCTAGCGGATGAGAAGTTTGATAGTGTTCAACCTTTTTCATTCTTAGAGTTTCTTAATTACAGTAAATCCCTTAATAACGGGATAGTTCAATTTACTGATTATCAGATATACTTAAAGAAATGGAATGAAGTAACTTTAGTTCAATATAACGATATAAACTCTATAATTAGACAAGAGTTTATATCGTTTTTAAAGTCAATTACTTTAAATTACACTACTGCTGAAGAAAAGAGATTCTTACAGAACATAGACTTTGAAAATAATGAAGATTTAGAAGTTGCAGTCCCATTCTTTTCAACAAAGATTAAACAAGTATTGCTCTACTTTGCTGAGAAGAGAGATACGTATGCAATAGATTTAGAGTTAGCTAAGAATAAAGGTTCTATTTTTGGTGTTAATAACTACTTAAAGACTACAATAATTGAATCTATTTTTGCAAGTGATAGAGGTCCAGAAATTACTCCTACCGTACCTTTATCAACAGTTAGTGCTCAACTACAAGTAGAAGTTGAAGAAGGTTATGATACCTTCAATAATTACTTCGACTTAGATCCATTTGAAACACCTGAGTTCTATTTCGCAACAGGTGAGAGAGCTAAGTACTTTACAGCTAATACAAATGTAATTGAACCAAATATCTTTTTAGATTACGATCAAGCTATTATTGATTTAATTAATTCTGAAAGAGTAGTTTTAGAGCAATTACAACAATTAGTTGTTACAATTGATACGCCAGATTTAGCTTTACTCCAAAATTATGATTTTATTAATTATGGACAAAGAACTAGAGAGAATTTAAGATTAATTTTAAATGCTGAATTAATAAAGAAATTTACTGGTACAGATTTTTATTACTTAAGTGCAACTAATACCGGAGTAGTAAGCGGTCTATTATTTGAATCTACTTCACCTTTCTCAAGTTTATTAAATGTTTACAATCCCACTACTTTAACAGTCCCAGAATCTTCAACAAAGTATGAAAGAGATGTTGGCTTATTCTTTAAACCAACACGTTTAAGTCTTTTACAACTACAGACACCATTTGGATATACTTTAAAACAAGAAGTAAGAGATGGTACAGTTTATGTGTTTCCTGATCCTAATGATTATGGTAATATATCAGGATTAACACTAACTGACCATTATTCACCTTTTAACTTTGTTCAACAAGGTGATAAGATACAAAGAAACATTTCATCAAACATTGCATTAGGTAATTCATTTGTTACAAAAAATGATTTTACTTTTGAGAGTTATCATTCAAGAGAACAGAATAGTACAGCACAAAGTGTAATGCAAGGTTTCTATAACGCAGGGGTGGTGTATAGTTATGTTTCTGATTTATATGGAAATATGTATGTAGGATTTAAACAGCAAAATACTAACTATATAAAGAACTTTGAAAATGTACTGTCAAATAGTACTCAAGTTTACGGTTTGTCTGCTTCAACTTACATCCCCTATCTAAGTAGTATCAAATCATTATTGAATAGTGGTACATTTAGTAATACCTTTTCAATCACACAACAAGTTAATAACAATAATACTGATACGATTTTTGCTACAAGGAATTCTATTGGAGCGTTTTTAGTATGGAATGTTATAGATGGTTCAATTACTCCATTATCTAGTGCTTATACAAATGTATTTGCAAAGTATCCAGCACAGTCCTCAGATATACAAAACAAGTTACTTAACTTTGAGACATTTAGTGATACTTTTGTAATTACAACTTCTTCGTATGTAATAGTAGATTATCCAATATTTGTGGAGGGTAAGTTTAATCAATCTCCTTCAATACCATTAGTATTGACATCTACAGTAAATGATAAAGCAAGTAATGTTTATCTCAATGGTAATGAATTGTACGTTGCAAAGGTTACGGTGACTGATTCACCTATTCTCTCTGCAAATAATAATAGAGAATTTACTATCTCGTTACAAAGTTACAATGTTAATTCAAAGCTAATAACTGATTACGTATTTGCTAACACAAGTGATTATATCTTTAGTTATAATGTTAATACATTTATAAATGTAACTAATGTAACGTTAGCCCATAATAAGAAACAAGATCTATTAAACTTAGTTATAACTTATAAAGATCTTAGTAATAACATATTTTTACATAGTTTATTCTTACGTATTAGTAACGGTGAAGTAACTACTATAAACCAAAAGGTATATGAACCTACAAACAGCAATTTATCCGTTAATTTCTATGATAATAGCTATGTACCAAACTTGTTCTTATCAACATTAGCAACAACTCCAACAATTAATCAACCAAATGGCACAATCACTTTTTAGTTTTGATACAAAGATAATTTCTTTATCGGCTCCTACTAACAGTTCATCAATTACACTTTCTGCTGTTATACAAGGAGTGACAAATGTTATATACGATTATAACAGTTTGGTATTTGCTTCAGATCCATTTAAAGTGTCATTAAGGTGGCCAGGTGAAGAGTTTCCAACTGTAATTAACGATGTTTATGTACACGATTCAGTAATTGATCCACTATCTACATTTTCACCATTATTATCTACTTTATCACAGAAAGTAATATCACCAAAATCTACAGCCCCATCAACTTTAAATTCCTCCGTAACAATATATTACGAAGATGGTAACATATTGACCTTTAATATAGATATTATTGCAACCAGTGACAATATCATTGATTTAAATCTTGATGTGTTAGATATTCAAAACACAAATCAAGAATTTACCACAACATACAATTTACAAGCGCAAAAAGGTAACGTTGTATTTAACATTACTGATACAACTCCTATTACGTGAAGTTAAGTGTAATGTTGTTTACTTCAAATAGAGTATCACCGGAATAGCTTATACCCGCTCTTGCTGTAGCAGGTATTGATAAAAGATCAGTGCTATAAGATCCAAGTAATACGTAAGTTTGATTAGCTAAGGAATAAACGTCTATTTGTTGAAATTTCTTTCTAACGCAAACTCTCACAGTTTGATATGCATATGGGGTAGCTGCCGGTCCAAGTGGTCCGAAAAGATATGGATTTATCGGAAACGTATCATTTGAGTCTATATATTTGTAATTAGTGCCGGTTCTTATACCTACAGAATTTGGTATAGGGGTTGCTGTACCATCAGTAAATGCAGCTAAGCCACCAACTTTAAAAAATTCCCCAGTTATATCAAAACCGACTATACAAAATAAACCGTTTGGTGGGGTTGTATTACTTGCAACGCCTAAACCAGCTCCGCAACCTCCTTGCCCATTAACAAGTGTTTGGCTACCGTCAGTAAAAAATACTGAAAAACCATAATTAGCAGTAGGATTGAACCCACTTGTATTCATTGTATAAGTAAAACTTACAGTAAAATCGTATTCTGTATTAAACGGGTCAGTGAATGTTATATTGCTACAATGAGGGGTTAAAGACATAAAATTACTTAATAATTGAGTTGTATACTGTAAGCTCGTTATAATTTATCAATTGATCGAAGCCATACAATAGAATGTTATCAACATTTATATTAGTTTGTAAAATGTCAATATCATAAAGCAAATTACCAAACAAATTAGTATTTGTACCTGTTATATATTGAGTGAATGAATAAAGCCCTATATTATCAACAACGTTGGATACAAACTTCTTATATAAGTTTTTATTAGAAAGTAAATACATTACATCTGAATTTGTATTTGAGAAAATAACTTTTAAAGCAATTTCATCCGGTTGCAACCCATTTGTTGATAATTGAATTATTCTCACATTTGCTTGACTGTCTAAGATAACAAGTTTAAAGTCTTCAGTTATAATGAATAATTCATCATAGATTCTATAATAAGACATTGATGATGGTACTGAGACTGAAAACAGATCAGCATTTTTATATGAATTAATAAGGTTAAAATTGTTATCGTAAAAGAAAACAGTCTTTAAGAAGTTATCGTATACATAAACAAGATTTAAACCAGCACATACTAATTGAGGACTCTCAAAGTTGCCTTGAACATTGTCGATAGTATCAACAAGATTAAACTTATTACCTAAAGCTCTATCTTCTTGCAATACGCTTGTTATATCATAGTAATAAACTGATTTATTACCGTTATCACAAATATATAACTTTGTATCAAATAATGAAACGCTTGTTATATTACTAAATGTTAAAGCCCCGTAATCTGGGGTATTTGTTTCAATAAAAGATGATGAAAAGTTAAAAGTAAATGTTGAATCTGGTTCGTAAACTTTATACGTAAATACGGATGCAGAATTAGCTAAAATTAAAGTATCGTTATCTGAATAGATATTAGTTGCATATACTATCTTACTATCTCTTGTAAAATTTGAATTAATTGTAGATAGAGATGAAACTGTTGTACCAGTACTTGATAACGTCCAAACAAATTGTGTACCGGTGTTAGTTGCAGAAGCTTTAGCCATCTTAGTCAAGTCATAAGGTAGATTTGACGATGCCATGAAACATGCTCTATAACTATCTAAGAAATTAGTAAACAATTTCGATAACTTATTGTCTAATGCATTACCGTTTATGAATTCGTTTGGTTGGAATACGAAATCTGACAAACTATATGTTAATGTAAAATTCTGAGTCGGTAATCTATTATAAAATTGATTAGAACGTGCAATGACATTTTGAACTTTCTGTATATTGATAAGTTCAATGTTTTGATCATATTTACTAGCATACCCAATACCGTCTTTTATATTATAAAAGCCGATGTAATCACCTGATAAGAAAAAAAGATCACCAGTGGTGTATGCAAATTTTTTAACACTATTCATAATTTAAGTATATAAGGTCAATTTTATCTGTATTTAAAGGTACAATATTGCGTATCTTAGGTAGTAACTGTTCAGTAAGCATTGCTTCACCAGAAGGTGTTAGGTTAGCATTCTTAATATATATCTTCACGTTGTTATTCTTTCTACCAGGAATAGTGAATCTATTAAATGATGCAAATGTATCTGTATTATTTCTAGTACCTTGTGGTGTGTCGAAATTTACCGGGTCAATTGTCTTATTTTGTAAGAAGTTAAACTTTACTTCATCAGGAGTTAATGGTTTATCATAAACTACAAAATTGTTTATAGTATAGTTATTTGCAAAGCCAACGTAATTTTGTCCAATAGTTGACGCTGCTTTATTATTAACAAATGGTATACCTATACCAAAGTTATTATTTAAAAAGTAACTAGTGTAGAATGTGTTGGCTGATAATGAAACACTTCCAACTACTTCTGCGTCTCTATAAATTGTCAAATAACCATTATTAGGATCAAATGACATTGTTATTTGACTTTCATTATCAACGTTAAATGGTATGATCTCTGTTTGTTTGTTCTTGTAATTATTACCAGAGTATAAATCTACTCTTGCAATCATATCGCCTTGCTCAAATTTATTAACATCACTAATTTCGTTAAAGTTAACTGGTGTTTGAAATGCTACACCAGATAATACCGGGTTAGATAAAGTTGGGTTTGTATTTGAAGTAAATTCAATTAACGTTGGTTGGAATGATGAAGTAGCAGGATTTACTGTAAGGTATAAATGAGGGTTTGTAAACGCGTGGTAAAAATTATTATACGGGTTAGTAGTAACACCGTTAAAGTTAACATTAGACGAATAAACGGGTCCTGCTAATGGTATATTATTATCATCTAACACTTTAGCATTTACATTACCTACGAAACCAAACTTTTCAGTCAAGCTTATAGTATTTGATGCAGTAAATGCATTAGCAAATCCTGGTGATGTAGGGTAATCGAATTGACCACCAACGACAATATTTCTAAATGAGCCATTATAGAATGTACCATTTTGTATGCTTAAAATCATTCTTATAGCTAAGGTAGCGTTTTCTGTTGATCTACTTGCAACTAAAGAATATGGGGTGTTAGGTACAACGTTTTGATAACTAAAATCAATATAATTACTGTTACCGTTACTGGTAATAGTTGTTAATAATGTTGAGCCTTGATATAATTCCATTTTTACATCAAAAGGCACGTTAGCACCGAAAGTATCCAATGTACCCGATAATATACTATTGCTTGTACTATCTAGGGATTGCGCACCTATTACTGCGTTAATCGGAAATGAAGTTAATGAGCCAATTATAGATGTGCCGTATGTGTATTCATTTTCAGAGCCACCACTTATAAACTTTGCATTAACTATACCTATAGCAGCTAAATCAGTGTAAGAGCCTTTCTTTGGATAAAGATATTCATTAAAGAATATAGGATCAATAACTATACCTGTTTCATATGTATTTTCTAATTGACCTGTTGTTAAATCAAATCTATCAACAATTATTTTACTATTAATATCAGCTGTGTAAGCTAATAACTTCGTCTGATAGTTATCATTTATGATGTCAAGTTTAACACCAGAAACACCTTTACTATTTGTATAATAGGTGTTATATCTTCTCTTATACTTATCATACTGTCTTACAAGTCCGTTTGTTTGTAAATAGAATTTGTCCCCGTAAGTTATAACATCGAATATACCGCCGGTATATGCACTTAATACTGGATACTCAGTATTAGCACTTAAGTCCTTAAAGAATAATGCGCTATATTTTTTCGAAACACCGATTGAATTATCTAATATATCTCCACAATACCCTGATAAGGAAGATACATAACCATTAAAGGTAACGATACTATTAAAGTCTTCAGCGTTAATATTAGGTATAATTTGTGTACCTAAAAATACGTTATTAAGATAATCAAATTTATATATGGTATTCGTACCATTACCTGGCTTTACTAGGTACCAAATTTCACTATCACCTACATACACCTTATCGAATAAATTAATTCTAGAACTACTTACAAATGCAGCTGATAGAATTGGAAATTCGTAATAGTTCAATACTTTACCGGAGTAGCTAAAGTCTAAAAATCCCGGTATACCTGTATCAACGTTATAATAGAAAGCTTTAATGATATGATCAAAACCTGTATTGATTATATCAAGAGTTTTTATTGCTGTATTAGTAAATGTACTTAAATTTAAGTTATAGGTATTTTCATTTGTTGTTGTATGAAAATCTAAACCAGTTAATGAATTGATTAGATACCCGGGTGTAAAGATATTCTTAGCACCGCCTTTATATAAACTAATACCTTCATCAAAGTTATTACCGACAATTAAATTGGAGTTTATATTATCAACATTTTCACTTACTATGTTAAAAGCTATAGTGAATGAATTGTTCAAATCAGGTGATAATTTAAAAGCACCGTATTTGTCTTTAGCAAATGTTAAAGTGTTTGAAATGTTTTGAAAGACATTCGTGCTATCAAAAACTTCTACCCCAGATATAGCTTGCTGTAAAGAGTCTATAACTTTGCTTATATATCTATTTCCTATTCTAGAATAGTAATATGTTGCAGATGCTTCAAATGTTAAAGAGCTTCTAATATCATAATATGCATAATCATTAGCTGGATAATTTGCATTTAAGAAAGTAGAAAGTTGAGATTGGTATGTAAAAATCTGATTATTAGATCCAGAATATGCTACATTTATAGAAGTTTTTCCTGGGAAGTAATATCTATCTAACCAATATGAAGTTAATTGTTGAGTGTCTGTATAAAGCCAGGTGTAAAGATATATGCCGTTTGCTTCATTATAGTTTACTACGTTAGTGTTCGGGTTTAATTGCTTTACAACCTTATCGGAAAATACTGGAGTTAACCCTCCATAAGCCCCAACGTTTACTAAATTACTATTATCAATATTCATAACACTATAGGGAAATAGTGTCTTAGGTAATGTGAATTTCGTTGCTACATCTGGAAGGAATAAAAACTCATCTGTATAGTAATTGTAGTTTAATTGAAAATCGCCTTCAAATAATTCACTATTTTGTTTTGAAAGAATGGTTGTGTAGTTTCTTTGTAAAACGTCCTGCTTTTTAAAAGGTAATTTATCGTTAATGTAATAATTGTTGCTTAAAACATTTTTTGTTTTAAAGAAATCTACATAAGCATCTTGAGAACCTGATAAGAAATTATCTGTTGCTTGATAGTTATAATACAGAACATGATTTTGAGGAACATCTTCAACCGTTCTATCTGTTTTAACAATAAAATCTTTTAGTAATGACTTGTTATAATATATAAAATCATTTTTAAACTTTATGTCCTGCTCACCGTTGTAAGTGGTTTTAAAAATATCTGAAGTGAGAGGTGTTGTTGTAGAAACATTCACTGCACTTAAAGTATTATTAATGTATCTAATAATATAAAACGCAGATAATGTTGACGAACGGAAAAATAACTTCATGAAACCAGCATCATCAAGTGCAAATTCAAATAAGTTAGCTCCTGTGGCGGTGATAGCTGAAGTCTGTGTAGTGAAAGTACAACTTAATGAGCTTGTATCAACTGTAAGATATTTCGTGTAATCATTATCAAATGAAAATATTTTACACTGCACACCATTAACACTATAAAAACCGAAATAAGTTTCTTGCGTATTACTTAGAGAAGTATTAAATGTAATACTGCTCGTTTCATTTATATCAGAACTAATTGCAACATAAAATGTTGAAACTGTATCAGCTGGATATGCACTTAAACCAAGATATGTAGGAAACGTGATTGGTAATTTTGCTGTTGTTGGTAAATAAACAACATCATTTACTGACATTGCTTTACTTAGAAATACATTTGAATAGTTTAATATAGTTTCGTCTTTACAACCACTCAATGCATTAACAAGGTTCAATTCTAAGCCTTGTTGCGTAGCAAAGGTATTTTGATTAATCAGTAAATTTGAGTCGTTCTGATAAAAGAATTTTACTGGTTGAATAGAATTGAAACCTGAAAGCATCAATTATATTTATTTCGAGTTCTCATAACCATCTATATCAAACTCATCAAATATAAAGTCTGCTACCTTAATATCTTTCTTAAAATAGTCAGTATATAACGGTATTACCTGATTTACATGGACTTTACAGTTCTCCAATACATAATCCGGTTCTATACGAAGAAAGTATTCATAAACTTCTTCTGCCTGCTCAGGCTTTAAAGTAACCATTAACTGCTTTTTAATTCTGTTTACGTTATCTGGCGTACACTCGCTTAATATAAATTTTACCTTAGTGAGAAGGATCTTGTCCATGATTAGCTTTGTAATGTTTTAAAACTGCTGATACTTCCCAAAACAAATAGGGAGTGTGGTATGAATTAAATTTTTCACCATCATAATATAAGATACTTAGTTTTCTAGGTGTCTTATTATTTAGTTTACTATACATATAAGCATACAATGATAATTGTAAACTGTAATCATTATAATGACATTGCTGTAAGCTATTGAGAGGAGTTTTGAGATGTTTGTTGTATTTGTTATAAAAATCAAACCTCTTATTCGTCTTTATATCGTAAACATCAAAGTAATCACTATCAACATCGCAAATTAAATCCGATGTACCGGCTATCTCAAACTCATCATTATGTACAATCTCCTCACTTAACACTCTCTTGAAATCAGATTTAACAAACGACTTTTCAAAATCATAAATGATCTTTTCATCTCTAACCAAACCTTCATTGAGATAGTCCTCCACAATAGCATGGACATTCTGACCTTTATCACATGCCTTGTTCTTATTATCTTCCCACATCTGCAAAACTTCTTCTTTCGTCTTACCTAACTGTTTTGCTTTCTTTGTAGCAAAATAATCACTATCAAAAGGCTCTTTATATAGGGAAAGAAATTTCGAAACAGAAATATAAGGTCTGTTATTTGCAGGATTCTTGTAAGTGTGGGTTTTATTATCGAAAACTACCATTTCATTATTGTATTATAAAGGTGAATTAAATCAACTCAGTTTATAATCTTCGGTGTAATAAATTACTGCAGTTCCACTCGTTCCTGCAAAAAAGCTACCATATGTTGGTTTTGAAAGAAGTGTAATATCAGAGCCACTTGTAGTTGATACATACATTGGATCATTAGTTGTTGCTACTTCATCCACAACAGTTAACCCTAAAGGGGTATCTGTTAAGAAACGTGCTGATGATTTATACTGCACGTTTTTGTCTTTGTAGTATTCTAATGCTGTAAAATATTGTGACTTATTACCAGATACTGATAGGTTTAATACATTAGCAATACCAGTTAATGAAGTTTGATAAGAATTGTATCTGGTGATTAATATAGGTACATTAGTGTTACCGCTTTGTATAACTGGATTGCCTAAAGTTGTAAGAATTATACAGTCGTTAATATAATTGTAAATCTTAACTGCTGATGTATAAGTGCTTAAAGTACCATCTCCATTACTATTGAAAACTGTGAGAGTTATAGGATAGGTACCTGGGTACCTGTATGTATGGAATCCGGTTAATGCATTCGATAATGTACCGTCCCCGAAATTCCAAATCACTTTTTTATCGGATATATCATTGCTCACAGTACTAAAATCTGCTTTAAAGGTAAAAATTTCAAACGGTAATGAGTAACCTGACATTGGTAGTACTTCACCACCGAATCTATTCAAAATGTTAAATTGCACATTCGCCACGTTAATATTTAGTGGAACATCCATATTATTAAACTACAATAAAAATTATGTTTTCCTGGGACGCACTTATAGATCAGTTATATTCAACTTACCGTAACAATGATTATTCGAGACACTCTTATATGAGTATTGTATTAGCTGTTGAAAAAGCAAATCTAGTTGATAAAGTATTAGAGGATTACGTGCAATTTGCTTGTCATTTACCTCCTCTTGAAGCCTTAATTGAAGCATCTCGCAAAAACAACATTATAGTATGAAACAGAAAATATCTTATAGTTACAGCGACATTGTTCTTTTACCTGACTATTCTGAAATTAGATCACGTAGAGATGCTGATTGCAATCAAACGTTTTTAGGTAGAATTTTTAAGAGTGTAGCTATACCTGCTAATATGAAGTGTACTATCGATTTTAAGATGGCAGGTATTCTTTCTGAAGAGGATTACTTTTATGTGCTTCATAGATTTTACCCTTATAGTGATATTTTGAAGTGGATTACAGATAATCAAAACCTTAAGACTATTTCTATTTCAATTGGTGTAAAGGAAGAGGATTATAGACTTATTTCCGCTATCAAGAATAATAATTTGCGTGTAGATTTCATTACTATTGATGTTGCTCACGGCCACCATATTAGCGTAAAAGACATTTTAGAGTATATTAAGGATGAATTAGGTAGTAATAACACTAAGATCATCGCTGGTAATATTGGTACGAGACGAGCACTAGATGATTTGCAACAATGGGGAGCTGATGCAGTAAAGGTTGGTTTGTCGATGGGTAAGTCTTGTACTACCTATAATTGTACCGGTGTAGGTACACCTATGTTTACAACTGTAAGAAACGTTTGGTTCAATGATGTAGATATTTACGATGCATCTATTCCAATTATAGCTGATGGTCAGATTAGAGAAGTAGGAGATGTTTGTAAAGCATTAGTTGCTGGAGCATCTATGGTTATGATTGGTAGTGAGTTTGCTAAGTGCTCGGATAGTCCAGCAGAAGTAATTGATAACCATAAGATATTCTTCGGTAGTGCATCTTCATTCAATAAAAATAGTGATAGTTTTATTGAAGGTCAGAAAGTCTTGCTAGAACAGCGTACTGAAACTTATTTGCAATACTTTAAACGTATTAACGAAGGTATTCAGAGCTGTATGTCTTACGCTGGTACAAATACACTTAATGGATTGCGTTATATGGATTATACTATCCGCACGTAATAATTTGCAAGTTAGTGTAGATGTTGTTTAATAAGATATTGTCCATTATACCACCCTTTTCAACATAGTCGGTATATCCGCTATTGGTAATAGAAAGGGTGTTATTTGGATTATCAAAGTCAATAAACTTCTGTAAAAGTGATCCCTGTACAGTAGGTACAAATTGATAAAATTCGTAATAATCGTTTACCCCTACACCTGTAACACCTTGGGGTAGTACTAAATTCCATCCCCAGGAATTGTTTACACCTGATAATGCAAAAGTAGATAAACCGGGTACTGTAGTATAGTAAGAACTTAAGCTTACTAAATTCATATTTACCACCGTATACAAACTACTAAACTTCTCATATGCAACTACATATGGCTGAGTTACAGCAGAGCCAGCAGATAGTAAAGTAGTTGTTATATCTAGTTTTGCACCTTTATTAACACCATAACTAGTGTTATTGAAATAACCTTTATTGTTAAAATTACCTTGGAACTGATTAGTTTGACCAAATAACTTTTTATGTTTAACTGAAAGAATATCTGCTAGTCTTCTTAATGACGGGGGATATTCATAGTTAAAGTTTTCATATGTTACATTTATATTATCAAGTAATGACTTTAACTGGTTTAAGTTGCTATAATCTATATCATCAATGTTTGATATGTAGTTTGCAATCTTTTCATATACTTCTATACCAAGTGTATTGGGATCAGAGTTAGCATTACCTACTATTTGACCTAAGAAGTTATTAAAAAAGTTATACTGATCTACTAATATTGGTTGATAGATTAAACTATTGAAAGCAGCTGTTTGATCGAAGTTTTCGTTTACTTTACGAACACTGTATATACCGCATGACGGGTAAATAGAAAATAGGTTAGAAAACCCTGTTAGTTGAAGATTAGTAGTAGATAATTTAGTTAAAAGGGAAACATTTTCAGCTGAAAGGGAACTTGTAAAGTATCCTTTAAAGAATCCACCTTGTGGTAATGTACTCAATAAACCAAAATTAGAGAAGAAAGAAACTCCTGATAGTGTTGCACTTGTTGAATCTATAATAGAAAAACTAAAAGCGCTTAACGGTAATAAAGGGTAATCTTTAACCTGATAATCGTTTGAATCTATAAGATTTACCGTAAAATTTACTTTCTCTCCAATATACTTTACAGGGAATAAGTTAAAGTTATCACTGTTAATACCATTGCTTGTAATCTTTAATCCTGTAATTTGATTTAAATTATGAGCAGATATAGTGCAAGTTTGGCTACCCGGTACTGTATTTAAATAATGGCTTACATTATTGAATCCCATAAGCTGCTGTTGTGGATCAACAAGAGCTTCTGTTTTAAATGAAACAAAAACATTTACATCATAGGAACTCATTAATGATATTTATGTTAAACAAACGGTGACAGCTCAGGTGATACTGGGACTGTTGGTGATATTGATATAGATGGTGTAGGTGAAGGAGTTATTGTAGGTGTACGTGTCGGTGAAGGTGTAATAGTTGGTGTAATAGTTGGTAACGGTGAAAGAGATATTGATGGGGTAACTGATGGTGTAATAGTAGGTGTTACCGACGGGGAAGGAATTGGCTCAATAAAGTTCAATGTGGAAATTAAACTTTCTAAATTAGTAATATCTAAGTTGGTTAATTTAGAAATTACATTACCTGATTCGTATAAACATTGAAACACTCTTGTAAGAACTTGAGGTGCTGTTTTTTCATTTACATTTACAAAGCATTGATTTGTGTAGATGAAGTTTATTAAGTCTTTTTCTTCTTCTGTTAATGGTACAATATCTCCAGAAAATACCTCATTAGTTTCTGGGTTTAAAGTTCCAGTAAACTTATAGTTAAGATACTTTGTTAATGTTCTATTATTAGCCATCAACTTCATTAATGCTTTATTAATGATTGTATTGGTTACGTACTCGTAGGCTCTCTTATCTTGTATAGAAGGAGTAGGAGGTGGGGTACCACCTCCGCCACCACCAGCACTAGTATCAGCGCTGTTAGAAGAGAAAAGAATATCACTTAATGCAAATATCGGGAAATTAATATCACTTTCATTTGTAAACCCAATAAATGGAGTTAATGAAGGTACTGGTGTTGAAGTTAATGAAGGTGTAGGTGCTGGGGACTTAGAAGGTGACGGGTCTGGGGTAACACTAGGTGTCGGTGAACCAGATGGTGGAGGTGTTTCAGCTGGAGTAGCAGATGGTGAAGGTGTAGCAGATGGTGATGGGGATGGTGAAGGTGATGGTGATTCAGAAGGTAAACAATCAACTACTATCTGGTCTTGTTCATTTTCTGTATCAAAACCTGTATCAACAGGGGATTCAGCAGCTAAGAAACAAACTTGAACTGTTAGAGATGGTGTTCTGCTAGGTGTTATAGACGGTGAAGGAGTTACAGATGGTGTAATTGAAGGTGATGGTGATTGTGATGCTGCAGGAGTTACGCTAGGTGTAACAGAAGAGGTTATTGTAGGTGTTATTGAAACTGTAACAGAAGGTGTTTTAGACGGTGTTACTGACGGTGTTACTGAAAGTGAAGGTGATTGAGATGCTGCCGGTGTAAGAGATGGGGTAACTGATGCTGTTCTTGTAGGTGTTACAGATGGTGTAGCATCGGGTGTATTAGATGGTGTGGTAGAAGGTGTGGGTGTGGGTGTTTGTGTAAATGTCGGGGACGGTGTTGCTGTAGGTGTCGGTGATGGTGTTGGGCTTTGTGACGATCCTAATGAAATTGATGGTGTTGTAGTTGGTGAAGGAGATATTGATGATGATGGTGTAGCTCCTATAGATGTTGACGGGGTAGGTGTTAATGATAGTGATGGTGATACTGACGGTGTTGCACCTATTGATCTAGTTACTGATGGTGTTGGTGATAACGAAGGTGAAGCAGATGGAGGAATTCCTGCTGATATTGAAACAGATGGTGTAGGTGGTAATGAAGATGTAACTGAAGGTGTCGGTGTTGGTCCAAGTGATGAGGTTACTGACGGTGTAGGCGTGGCACCTATTGATGTAGTTACCGAAACTGATGGTGTTGCGGCTACAGAAGATGTTACTGACGGTGTAGGTGTTGGTCCTACTGAAGAAGTGACTGATGGTGTGGGTGTAGGAGCTACAGAAGCTGTAACTGATATGGATGGTGTTGGTCCTATTGAAGATGTGACTGAAACTGATGGTGTCGGCCCTGGAGTACCTGAAGGTGTACTAGACGGTGTAAAGGACGGTGTTCTAGATGGTGTTACTGAAGGGGATATTAAAAGTGATGATGATGGTGAAGGTGTGATTGATGGTGTTACTGAAGGTGTTACAGAAGGAGTAACTGACGGTGATGGGGAAGTTGATGAGGTGATCGATGGTGTAATCGACGGTGTAATTGATGGTGTCGATGTTATGGAAGGGGTAATCGATGGGGTTACTGATGGTGTAGATGTTATTGAAGGACTTGGACTTGGACCAGGTACTTCTGTCAATGTACAGTTACAACTGTAATTGATATCGCAAGTTGGTGTAAACGGAAATCCGTAATCATCACTATAGGTGATTTGGTAAGTAGTACCTCCGCATGTAGCAGGATCTATAGTCTGTAATACACCACTGCAGTCATAGTATTGTATGTCTGTAGCTCCGCAAGTACAGTTTAGTGTCCAAAATGTATTTGAAAAACAAGCCATTAGTTAGTCTGTTTTACCAACTCCGTTTTATATTGAGCAACTCTATCTCTCATCGCTTGCCCGTATTTTTCTGCTGTACCTGCAGGGTCTCCGTAACCTGGAGGGCTAACATAATTACTATTACTCATACTTTCTATTACAACAGATAAACCGTTGTCTAAGTAAGCTGTAACAATTTTGTTATTAGGATCGTCAGAAAATCTTATAGGATTAGGCATGTTATTCTACTATTATATTGTTGAGTATTGTCTTATTCCATAAGAATGGAAACTTAAAATATGGTAATTGTATGTTTGCTGTAACAATATCAATATCAACGTTTGAATAATTAGGATTGAATGTTAGTAAAGTCAATCCGTTGTTTGTAATAATAGAGCCATCAGATAAAACTCTTCTTACTGAGAATGTTTCTACACCATTGATGCTTAAAATTTGTGTTACCAAATCATTGATATTAATCAATTGACCTAATTCACAAGCTTCTGGTGCAAAATATCTTTCAAATATGGTATTAACGTTGTTTTTAATTGAATCAACATCTACTCTTACATCTGAAGATCTCTTTATTACTAGGAATGTAGTCTTGTAAATATCTTCATTTAAAGTTTCACCTGGAGCTGCTAAACCTAAAGTAAAAGCTTGATAGATTGGATCTTGAGGTATTAAATCCATATTCAATGCTTTTAGATCTCTCATTGAAGATAATATTACGTTCTTTTGAGAATTTTGTAAGAAGTATTGAGTATTATCGTCACCTACACTCTTAATCTTAGGTATACAGAAAATGTAAATGTTGTTTGTCTGTCCGGCGTGTGAAAAATTCACTTCATTGAATAGATATCTTGGATCAACATTTGGTCTTGTAATACCTAAATCATAAAAATACTTTATGAATGTATCAATATAATCGTTGTTATTAACAATAGCTGAACTTATAACAATGTTATTAAAATTTTTATCAATAAACGTTTTAAAGTCTTGTTCAGTGATAAGTCTATTTTGACTGAAGAACGTTTTTGGTGCGTTTTGTCTTATTTGATCAACTGATTCTGGTTGGTTAGGTGGTGAAGAAGCTAACTCATTAGAGAAAGTAATTTGAGAAGCTTCTGTATCAGTGAGATAATTTAACGTGTTATTTAAAACATCTGCACTAATTCTTAAGAATTGAGGTGTAGTGTAAAAATTAATCGGATTACCATTTAATTGGTTAGCTGATATAATACCTGACTCACCGTTACTTTGGACGTAATAAACGTAAATTGTATCACCAGGTGTTAACTGCTGACCGAATACGTTATTACCGAATTTTATTTCGTAATAACCGTTTTCGTTATATCTTAATTCATAAACTGCAGATGTATTCGTTTCTAAGAACAAAGAACTTGTACGTCTAAATTCTGTGTACTTGTTAGTAACAGAGCTTAATACATAAACATTAATGCTGTCTTGATCAATGTTAATTGGGTTGTTACTGATATTGTCTTTAACTACAACAGTTAAAGTTTCAAATGGTTCACCGGTAGCAACTTGACCAGGGTATTCAACATATGGTCCTTGGTAAAGTAAATTTTCAGTTGATAGTGAAATTAAATCCTCATCTCCAGCTAACTGTTTACTAAATGTAGTATCCTTAATAAAAGAGTAAATGATTCCATTTACAGTGAAATATGAATATCTTGGAATTGTATATACATTAGCAGGTAAGTTACTATTAGCTGTAGCGTTAAATGAAAGTAATGAAGTTTTATAACCTGTAGGATTGTAGTTAATCAATTTTACAAGTCTATTCATGTTTTCATAAATAGTTGCTTCATTAAACATTGACTGACTGCTTGTACTATTAAGATAGAAAAGAAGATAGTGGTAAGATAAAGCTATAATGTCAGTAATAGCACTGATATTGCTACCTTCAAAATTTTGATCAGTAAAAACTCCCCCTTCATTTAGTCTTTGACGAATGAGTTGTTTTAAAGTTAATGCATCAAATGTTGCATAACTGTTTCTAGCTAAAGAGAATTCTGTAAGTTTGTCAGCCATAATTAATTTGCACTATAGTAAAAGCCTGATTTGTCTAATGTACCAACGATTTTAACTTGTTGAGAACTAAATCTTGGTACTGAAATTGTAAGTTCAATGGTATATTGATTGTTATCTGGGTCAGGAATAACATTGACATTTATTATATTTACTCTTGGCTCGTATCTCTGAATACCTTGAAAAATTGCTTCACCTATTGACTTAGCTCTACCAGGAGTGACTTGTTGAAATAAAATACCTCCAAACCCAACCCCAAAAACAGGATTTAACGGCTTTTGTCCAGGCGATGTAGTGAGAATGCTTCTAATGCTGTTATAAATTGCTGCTAAGTTAGTATCTGCTTGAACATCCAGGACTTGCTCTTGCTTATATAACTGATCATTATATGTACTACCCACTGTTAAATCTAAATGCAAATCAGTATATACATTAGCGTTATTTCTATTAGAATTAACGTTAGAAAGTATGTCTAATGTAATTTTTGGCATTGTAATAATATTTAGATCGAGAATAGAAATATACTAAGAATTAATAAATAATAATATGGCCAACAAATTTTTAGTTAAGATTCAAGAGAACATCCAAAGATATACAAATGGCGGTAAGCTTGTTAGTGATGTTGTCAAATTTGTCAAGAATTATAAGAGCAAAGACTCATATAAAGCTTTGGGTGATGATGTAAAAGAGTACATCGAACTTTTAGTTAACACTGATAAAAACATCAGAGTTGTTGACGTTAAACCAATGTTTCCTTCTCATGCTACAGGTAATGATCAAAACAGAGGAAACGGATTTTCAGTTGAGTTGGCAATTGAATTAGCTCCTGGTTTATTTGATCTTCAAAACAAGGTAACAGTTCCTTCGGACCTAGTAATTGCAGTTAATACATATTCAAACCTTCCTGACATACCTCAGAGTATGAGAAAGAAGGAGAAGATTAACCATAAACCAACTCCTCCAGAAGAAGATAACGAATCACCATATAATCCATACTTGCAGACATTAATGTCTCAAGATGGTAGTACTTTACGTAGAACTGAGACGAAGCTTCTTAATAAGAACGTAGTAATTTCTTCAGAACCTGCTAAAGGTGCAAGATCGCCAGAGGTAAAAGGGTTTAATAAAGTTTATACCCCATTACCAACAACTATTAAGCAGTAACCTGCTCTATTTGGCAAAAACAAGAGAAAGCATTAATCTCTTTATCCAAGACGAATACATCTCTGTAAAGATGTTCACTGATTATTACTATAATCTGCTTCTTCTTATCATCTGAAATATCACTTGAATAAACATGATTCAAGTAAAGCTTGAGTAAAGTTGCGTAATCACCCTGAAACTCACTTTCATTCTCAATCAAATACTTTCTAAGATCTAAAACCTTACCTGAAGTAATGTGGGTATGAATCTTATTAACGATTTCATTCTTATCAGTCTTTTCAGTGCTCGTAAAGGTTCCAGATACACTTAACTTCTGAACGGTGTTGATAGTTTTACGAATGTCTGGGTAATTGCTCTTTATGGATTTAACTAAGTATACTGCTCCATCGGGTGGTATTGTAATTTTTTCACTCTTTAAGATATGAATGATTCTTGCAACTACTGAATGAATATCTGGGGTTAAATCAAAGTGCTGTGTTCTGCTTTGAATGGCAGGAATAATCTTATGCTTATAGTTTGCTGTAAGAATAAAGCGTGTAAATGCACTATACTCTTCCATTGTATTACGCAAAGCTCTCTGTCCATCAATCGTTATACCATCTGCTTCATCTAGTATAACAACCTTTACATTACCATCTAAACTTTTAGTTTGTGAAAAATTGCTAACCTTAGATCTAATAGTGTCAATACCATTTTCATCAGATGCATTTATGTATAGGTATTGACACTTTAGAATATCTTGAACAATAATTTTAGCAATAGTAGATTTACCTATACCAGGAGTACCTACAAACAATAAATTAGGTATTTCACCTTTAATTTGTTTAAAATACTTTCTATTATCTTCTGATAATACCATTTCGTCCAAAGTCTTTGGACGATATTTTTCTACCCATAAATTATTGAACATATAATTAATTTTTAGTTACCAGATGATCCAAATCCTTTTTCACCACGCTTAGTTTCTACTACTTCTTCAGTAAAGCTAACATTAGCTTGAATGAGAGGGTAAACGATAAGTTGAGCAATTTTATCGCCTTTCTTGATCTCTACATCAACGTTACTAAAATTATAAAGCTTGATACCCATGTCTCCCCTATAAGGGTTATCGATAATACCAAAATGAGGAAATACATGTTTCTTAAAGCCCATACCTGAACGCCCTTCAACTCTAAACCAATAACCCGGTGTAATATAAGCTAACTTAAGACCAACAGGTACAACAGCCCATGGGTCACTTATAAAACCGGTACCTTCAATCAGGCCTTTACCTCTATAAGGTATCACGACATCTTCAACTGCAGTAACATCTAAACCACTATCTCCGGTATAAGGATCAGAGTGATTGTACTTTGGCAGCACTGCATCAGGATGAGTCTTTACAAATTTAATATCTACTGGAAACATAAGACTATTATACATATCCTCTCTTTAAATCAAGTGGTTTATATATAAGTATTTTATATGGCTGACGACAACGTAAATAATGCAGTTGATGAACTATTGCAACAATTGCAGACCGGTAATGCTCCTAAGCCTGCCGTAGTTCCGCAAGAAATGTCAAAGGAAGATATTGAAAAATTCCTTTTACAACATTCTAGTCAGTTAATTAAAGGTACGGTAGAGTTTGTAGAAGATTTAAAAAAATATATCATATCAGCACCAACTGCTGAAGACGTCACTGCAATGGCTACACTTGTTAATTCATCTGCTGCTGCTATTGAAACGCTCAATAAAGTTTTATTAACCAATAAAAATATTGATGCTAAGTTTAAATTAAATTCAATGGATATCGATAGTAAGAAAGAAATGCAACAGGTAGATATACAAGGCAAGTTAGTAATGAATAGAGAAGAGCTTCTTAAAAAGCTTTTAGATGATTCTAAAATTATAAACGTGGAAGTAACTCAAACACCGAGTACTTCTTTAGATGATAAAGATAAGTGATTTAAGTTATTCTTTAATATATCGACTTGTATCTGCATATCTTCCATATTCGTTATAGTGTATTTGAAGAAAAATGCATATCTATCAGGGTCTCTATCATTAGGATTTAGACCTTTAAAGAAGAAAATAAAATCACTAATATTACCCAATACTATTTGTATTTGATTTAAAAATGCTTGTTGGTTAGCAACAGCTCTTTCATAGTATAATATATCAGTTATTAAATTTGTACCATGTGAAGTTTTAGCTGTATTATTGTTTACATCACCATTTTGCAATCCAACTAAGTTTTGCTTCATAAGTGGATCAACATAATAGGTAAATGTTTTTAACAATGCTAAATTATCTCTAGTTATTTTAGAGTTTATAGTACCAGGAGCGTTGGTCTGTAATAGGTATTGCTGATTAAAAATATCAAAATATGGATTGACGTTATTATCCATAATAGAGTTAATATCAGTAATGTAGCCTATGTCATCTGAAAAATTTTTAAAATATTCGTTATTCTGAATATAGCTGTCGATAATAACCCTGTATTGTTTAGATAGTGAAAGATACTTTTCAACAAAATATAATTTAAAGGAATTATCCATGGTAACCTCTCCTTGAGGTACAACATTGTTTTGTTGATTGATGGTATAATTCTGTATAGTAAAATTTGTTTGATTTAATTGATTGTAAAGTACACCGTATGATGATAAAACGTTAGTTGTTACTAAGCTTTTATTAAATTTTATATTCTCTTCTAACTGGCCCAAATAGTTACCTATATACTGTAATAAATTAGTACTTTTATTATAAAAGTCTAAACTAGTATTCTGAACAATACCAATGTAATCAGGAAATAAGGTAGTTTTACTTATCATGGTATGTTTTCGTTTATTTTAGGATCATTGAAATGATACGTCTTAACTGCTATAATTTTATTTACGTATTGATCATCGTTAATAAATGTATGTTCAACAGATATAATAAAATATAAACCTAAAAATTTATTATCAAAGTCATTGTCTATATAATTACCTGTTCTATCAATGCTTATAAATTTACCGGATTTTCTTTGAAACCCTCCTTGTACGGTTATTTCAACCCCTAAATTTAACATCAAAGCATCTTTTAATAGTCTATTTCTACCTACAGATAATTTTAAAAAGTCATTATCTTCACTATAGATTAAAAACTCATTTTTAAAGTTTTGATTAGTCTTTTGAGTGTTATTGATAATAAAATTTGGTGATGGTCTATTATCTTTGCCTTTCATAGGCTGAACATAGGATTGGGTAAATTCCTTTTTAGTCTTTTCTATATCACCGTCAACTTGATTGATAGAAAATGTTTTATTTTCAAAGTCATACGCATGTACCAATACTGATTGAATTCTGTCTTGATAGACTGAGCCAGGTGTATTAAAAAACTTAACATCAATAATATCTCCTGTTTCACCGAACTCTAAAGCTCTTAAGGGCTTTTTTATATCGTTTTCTATCACATTAGGAGCATCCTGCGCACCTGTTATAGTAAGATTTTCAACAAAATACAATCCACCTGCATCTGACTGTTTGTCGAATGCTTTATTAAAAATACTGCTACAACTTTGTAATGTATATTCTCCTATGAAGTCATCTTTTTGTAAGAAAGAAAAATCTTTAGCAGATTCATTACTTACATGGAAATTATAGACGTAATTTAAGTCATCTAAAGCAGAATAATCGTTAGGTGATGAATAGAAAATTTTACTTGCACCTGATTCAAAATTTGGTGTATCTACAACGTTGCCAGATAGTGTAGAAAAAATAGCTGTGTTGTCTTCTAATCCTTTTACAAGAATGTATTTTAAACTATCGCCGGTTAAAGCTTCTCTTTGTCTGTCTGATAAAAACGCAGCATCTGGTCTTCTTAATACATCAACGGTAGAAAAGAAAATCTTTCTATCTTTTAAATATTCTTCATCAGCATCTATTAGTTCATACTTTTTAAGTTTACCAGTTGCTGAAGATGTGTCAAGTTCATTGCCTAAAATAAATGCATATTGGAATCCAAAAATTCTATTATAATCAACACTTTGATCATTATATGGATTATTACTTGGTTCAACAGGAATTATAGTGATTAGTATTAAATCTCTACCATCACCTCTTACTCTATAACCTCTTTGTATTTCGGAGTCAAAAAATTCTTTATCACTTGGCGATGATTTGAATCTTTCTATTACGTCATTTGTATTATCTATAACTATGTAACCTCTTTTAAAAGGATTTGTTAACAGATCATGTAAGTATAGTTCTTTAATAGCACCTTTTTGAAAATCTACCGATATACCATCAGCGTTTAAAAAAGTAACTCTAAATAGATAATTCTTTTTGTTTATTATGTAAAAAAACTTAGTGTAATTATCTTGAGCGTAAGAAAATAATCTTCTGTTCCTCATTGCAATTGTGCTTTAATAGAATCTAAAACAGGTTTGAGAAATTGTGGCTTTAATACTTTTAGTTGTTTACCAAAATTCTTTACATCGTATGGGTTTTGTATATTGTTTAATATACATATTAACCACCATAGGTAAGTAGTTCCATATAATTGATAACTCATTGTAGTTAAAGGCATTGCCCCATTATAAGATATCAATTGAAAAACAGTATTATCTATATCATTAGGTACTTTTATGTTCTTTATTATATTATAAAAGTAAAAATTTTTCTCATCTATTTGATACACTTTAAAGATATTTTCGTATCTGTAAAGTTCTAAATTAGGTAAATCTTTGATATAATTTTGATATTGTCCAAGCATATTATACTCCTCCTACTGTTACAGGGCTTTGAGTAACGCTAGCATATAAAAAGTTTCTTGTTTCATCATTAAGACCTTCAACATTTATATTAATCTGATAGGCATCAGGAACTATAGTTGTTAATACTGTTGATCCTCCTCTTGCTTGATCACCTACCGGTACATTAATTTTTACTTCTCTTCTATTTCCTATAAAGTCTATGGAAAGACTTCTTATGTAAGCAAATGGCATATAGACTACTCCTGGACAATTTACTTCATATATAACAGGCATATCTATAATAGATCTTGTAACCCTACCTGGTCTATTTTGATAAATCAATCCAAAAATTAACTGCCAATTCAATGCAATATCTTCAAACTTTTTCGTGTTTAAAAGAGGAAATGATATATCTACTGTTCTTCCTGATTCACCCATTGAAAATTGTTTAGCTTGTTCAATATATGTACCAGGTTTAATTGTACCAACTAAAGCAGTAGAGCTTCTAGCTAATTCTGAAAATATATTAGTTATTGAACCGGCTAATAAATTACCGCTTTTAGACTCTCCGAATGATGTAGAAGTAGTATTAAAATTATTTTGGCTTAAAAATGGTAAATCATACACAAAACCTGTCTTTTCAGTAGAGTAAAGAAAGTCATAAGGAGATAAAACAGGATTACCTAATTGAAAAGAAGAATAAAGTTGTGATATATTTTCTAAAGCATCAGCTATCTTAACTCCCCCTTCTGATCCTCTAACTGAGTTAATTGCACCAATGGTTGCTTGAGCAGTCTCTGATATTAATTTACCTACAAAACCTTGTTGATTAGCTGTAGAAGAAGAATTTTCTGGTGGAGGTGGTGGTGTACGTAAAAAAGTAGCAACACCTGCTGGGCCTGCATTGATGGCTTGTTGTAAAGCTGATCTAGCTCCTGTACCGAAAAAAGAAGAACCTGAATCTGCAGTAGTGAAAATAGAGTTAGCTAAATTAGTTAACACACTATTCATTAAAAGTCTTTTCTCTATTAACTGAATAGTTGGTGTATCTAAACGAGAGCTTTCTGGGCTGTTAGTCCATGGAAATTTGTTAACAACATCTATAACCGATGATGCATTAACACCTTCGTATAGTCTAGAAACACTATAAATGTCAGCTAAATCATCTGATTGAACATTTGGAGCACTGCTAGCAGGTAATAGAACCGGGACTGTTTGGTTTCTATCATCCTTTCTTATTAGTTTCCAGAGATCTGCCATGTTAATATTTAATTACAGTTATGCTGGTACGCCTTGTAAACCTCTTAATGATACTCCCTGGTTATAATTGTTAGTTACAACAGTAGGGCTTGATACTACATTACTTGTAGGCTTAGATAGGTTAGATTTTATTTCATTTAAAATGCTGAGCTGCTTACCCATCATTTCTAATTGTTTTGATAGAAGAGAGCTTTGAGCTTCAGAAAGATTTTCTAAAACTTTCTTATTTTCATCTGATAGTTTGGTCTGCTGATTAAGAATATCCTCAACTCTTTCATTAGGATTGATATTAGTTTCAGGTAAGGTTGTAGACTGCTCTGGTGGTAAGAACGTTTCTAGCTGCTTCTGTCTATCTTCTTCTAAAGTTTGTCTTGATGGTGTAGTTGGTAAATTAAAATCTGGAAGCTTTTCAGTAGAAGCATCTACTTCATTTAAAGAAATACCGAAAAACTTTGCTACCGCTCCTCTTATACCAAAAGAGTCAGGTAAAGTCATTAAAATATTTTTCAATATACTCTTTTGTAAATTAATGTAGAAATTTCTTATAGGAGTTAAGCCTTTATTATATATGTTAGCATATGTTCCCATTGTTACTTCAAAACTCTCAACCAATACCCCCACAAATGGCAAAGACATTGCTAATTTTTTGATACCTTGCATAGTATCACCATTAGATATATCATATATACCTTCGCCTAAATTTATTAAATTACCTACAAAAGGAATTCTTTTGACATATGGTAATATCGTATTGTAGAAATCTGTCATTCTAATACGTTTTACCGTTTTACCTGTTGTAGTATCCACAACTTCTTCTTCTGAAAAGATTAAAGAGCTTAAAATATCCAAACCTATAGATATAAGCGTACCATATCCGGGGAATAAATTAGCTATACCTGAACCTAAATTAATTAAACCTTTTGCAATACCTGCAGCTCCACCACTTTCAAAAGCTTGGTATGCTTCATAAAAGTTAATTGCTGAGCCTAGTACCGGCAATCTTTTGAAGACACCGAATTTCAATATTTTACCAATTGCATTGAATGCTATAGGTAATACATCATCACCTTTACCGGTTGGTATTTTAATTTCTGGATATTTTTTCTCAACCAAAGATCCTATCATTTCTACACCACCTATCATAGCTGCTTTTACAGCATACGGTAGTGGTAAAAGACCTACAAATCCTTGCGCTAAATATTTTAACCCTGGAATTATGTTACCTTTTTCTATTTCTAAATAAGCTTGAGCAAAGGAATAAATTGGACCGATAATAGGTATACTTTGTATATACGGTTGTATAGTTTTGAATATTATCTTACCAGCTGTTTGTAAAGCACCGAGAAAATCTCCTGCTTTAATTTGCTCTAGTACATTTTTAAAATCACCGCTTAATAAAGATGCTAAGAAACCACCTAACCCACCTAATACTAGACCAACCATAGGCAGGAATTTCATTAGCTTAGAAACCAATCCATCCTCTTCGCTTACTTTTTTAGGTTTAGTAGGTTTAGGTGCAGTAGCACCTATCAATTTAGTTAAAAATGTTTCAGCATCTTTACCGAAACTTGAAACCTGCACTTTAGTTTCTTCTTCAACTACCTTTTCTGGTTCAGTCTGTTTTAGTTGAGTTGCTAATAGCTTATCAATTGCTGAGGTTTGTGTAACCTTAGTTTTTACATCTTTATTATCTATTTCTGCTTTAGGTTGCTTAATTGCAACCATCTTTTCAAGCTTATCTATCTTTACACTTAACTGTGACGATACTTTAGTTAGTAAAGAAAGTACATCGGTTAACGTTTTATCAGCAGCTGCCATACTTATATTTATGGCAAATATATAATTACTATACTATAAAGAAATCAGGAACTATATCAACGCTTACACTGGATCCTGCAAAAGTCGCAAGATTTTTCTCCACATCTCTTACATCATTAATATAGTTTGTTACCTTAACCAGATGTATACTATCTATCTTTTCAAGTAAATTGGCACTAGCATTTAGATCTTGATGTAGATCTAACTCTTTACCGTTAATTTTCACCTTTACTATAAATTTAAGTATTTCGTAAACGAAAAGATCGCTAATTAACGTCTTTAACTTACCACCATTAAGATTTTCACTACGATACTTGTTAAGTAAAATGGTGTTTACCTTATCATCTAGCGTTAAATTAGGTACTTGCACGACAAATGTGAAATTATCAGATGCAATTTCTGTACTTAAAATATTACCAGTTACTGTTTTGTTTTTAGCTAATAAATCTTTAAGAGAAATCTTATTATCATTTTTTACATATGTATCAGATAATTGACTTCTTAATTGCAATGCAAAATTTACACGGTCAATAGTGTTATACTTAGAAATATCATCTTTAATATTTTGCTTTAAAATTTTATAAAACGTATTATTAAAGAATAAAGCACCAATAGATGAGTCAACTGACGTTTCAATAATGTTTTTCTGCTGAGCAAGAGTTAAAGGAAGAAACTGAACTGTAGTTTCAGTAGATGGAGCATAAGCTTCAAAGGTAGTCTTAGTACTATTGATCTCTTGTAAAATATCATTGAAATTATTATTGCTCATAAAGGTATTTACTATTAACTTTAACTATTCAACTCATTATTACTACCTTGCTTACTCTTAAGTTCTTTTGTGAGAAGTTGTAAGAATATTCTAAGTTCAGGTAACGTATACACACTCATATCAGTTACTCCTAAATTCAAACTTCTAATACAGCTATATTCAAAATCATACAATGATGACATATCGAGGTAAAATAACCTTCTCAACAGCATTAATAGTGAACCATCTGTAATCTTAAAGACAAATTCTTTGTAAAATTCAAAACTATATGTTTGAAATTTTTCATCCAACAATTTATACACAGTAGCAAGTGGTAATGAAATTTCTTGCAGTATATCAATTTTATATTTTTTATAAGTAATCTCACTACAATCCCACTTATTGTTTTTTATTTCAATGCCAACTAAACAGTCAATAATTAGATCTAAAGCTGTTTCATGATAAAAATTTTTAGGCAGGTTAAAATAATATTTTTTCTTTTCATATTCAAAAACTATATCTTCAAAATTTAAATTAAGTTTATCTAAAAGAGTATTAATGTTGATGTTAATAACAACATCGTTATTTTTGAATGAAAAATCATTACCATGAATCATGGTTCTAAGAATCATTAAGCAGTAAAATTTTTCTAAACTGTTTAAATTTTTTCCATTAACTACCCCACTACACACTTCTTCAAAAACATCGTTTAAATCTTTTAAATCTTCATTAAGAAGACGTTTATTGAGAAGTTTAAACTGCTGAAACGAAATTTCTTTTATCTTATACTGTTTACCGTTTTTTGGGTAATTAAAATACTGTGATATCATCTCTGTAATGGAGATATTCTAGGTATGTTCCCTTTACCAATCTTAGAAATAATATCTGGTAATGGAATGTATAGACTATTTTCAATAGTATAGTAATCATATAACCAACTTACATCATATGATTCAATATCTTCAGTATCGTAAGTTAAATTACGTGTACCTACTGATAGAGGAGCACAATTGTAATATCTCCAAATTTTTCTAGGTATTTGAGAAATGTTTTGAAACGTTTTAGCGTATTGTATCACGGTAATATTGGTTTTTATGTTTCTTTGAGGTAATTCTTGAGCTATAAAACCTCTATGAGCTGATAATATTACCCATGGTCTCATTACTAGATCAACAAAAGACGTATTAGTCTCTCTTATTTGTATGGTTAAATTGTTAGATGCAAAAGCTTCTCTATTTCCTAAAACACCACCTTGTGTAAAGCCTCTATTATTAGGAATAGAAGCAACTTCAGCAGTTAAAACATCGTCAGGAATGGAAGCACCATCAACAAATAAACATCCCACTACATTATTAAATGGATATGATGTCAATACTGACTTAGCTTTATCAATATCCCAACCTTTCTTATCAGCTTGCACTAGTTCAAGCTGTTGCATGATAGAAGTTGTAAGATCGTCTGGAAAACTTTCAATTAAAACTATAAATTGTGTACGTAAGGGTATAGAAGCAAACCAAGATTCAAGGGATGTTAAGAAGTAATCTCTAAAGCTTATTAAAGGTACACCAGGTATAGCAAGATTTGAAACAACTACACTTGGTGCTGGTAAGCCACCTTGATTAGTAATACCACCTATAGTAGCTAAACCTTTAGTAGCATTACCTATTGAGTTTAAAATACCTGACATAGAAATATTTAAGCATAAAAATACCGTACAGTGATGTACGGTATAGTTTGTTAATAATATGAGCTATAAATTAGGCTGTTTTACGGAAATAATGATATGTTAACGTTACATCAAAGTTTTGAATATCACCTGTTGATGTCATATCATATGCTAAAGCTCCTACTTCCTTAATTGCAACACCAACTAATTGATATTGAGCAATTTTAACTAGTTGCTTATCTAATTGAACTAAATCAATTACTGCTGATTGCTTTGGTGTGAAGTAATTACCTGTAGAAGTTGCATCATTGAATGTATCGTTTACAACTAATAGGAACTTTTCTCTTAATTCTTGAGCTGCATCAGCGTAAAAGTTAATAACGTATGCGTCGCTACCAGGATATTGAGCTACACCTGGAACGTTGAAGTTAAGCCCCATATATGGTACAGCGTTAGTTGTAATACTCTTAGCAGGTAATGAAGCTGTTCTAGCATACACTAAATCGTTTTCACCAATAACTTGTGTGCTACCATCACCGAAATTGATGTTTAGCACTCTAAAGAGATTAGTACGTGAGAAATCTCTTGTTTGTGCCTGCGTGTAAAAATCTGATATCGTTTGTTTTACGTCTGCCATATTATTATTTATGTTTTAGTGTCATTTTTACTTTAAACTTAACCAAGGATTAGTTGGTTATTGTCGTAGGAATTTCTACTGTCAAGTAAAATATTTTTCACTTTGATATCATTTTTACCATACCAAACACCGTTTACTAGATAACCTGCTGAAGTCACCTCTTGAATGACTCCAGTACGTTCATTACTATCAAACGGTGTTGTGAAGATTATAGTGTTGCCTTTATTCATATTAACCGATCAATTCTTGGAAGTTTGTGCTTGTACGAGTAGCGTAGAAGTTAACAAGAATGAATTCTGCTGTTCTTACTGGCTTGAGATAAATGTCAACAACTAATTCATTTGCGTCAATAACTGCTGGAGGATTGTTTCTTTCATCACAAACAATCAAGTAATCATATAATCCTTCAGTGTTCTTTGCGTTTTCAAAGATAGGTGTCAATGCATTTACTACTCTTGTTCTTGTTAAAAGCGTATTAGGTTCAAATACAAAGAATTTAACTGTATTTGCTGTAGCCTTTTCAAGAGTTAAGAATAGACGTCTTACATTGATTCTATCAAATGCACTTGGTTGCTTTAATAGGGTCTTTTGACCGTATATTACATACCCTTCATTCGGGAAGAAAGTTACTGGATTTGTAGATATCTTGTATAATTGATCTCTTTGCTTTTGTTTTGGTACAAGAGCAAGATCAACAACACCTGGAACGTTACCTCTTACAAAGCCTGCTGGTGCAAACCATGGTTGGAAGAGTGTATCTGTATTTGCCATTGCTGTTGCAGCAAATCCTGAGAATGGTACCCAGCAGAAGTCTTGCAATACATTGTCAAATACCTTAGCCCAGTTAGCATAAGTCGTTGAATAGCTTGTATTCAATGGTACTATTACATTTCTGATCGGTGAATAGATGTTCAACGAGAAGTTGTAATTAGGATTGCTTAGTGGTAAGAAGTTTTGTCCTTGTACGAATATGTTTCTTGGTAAGTCAGCAATGAAAAGGTGATCTTTTCTTGCAAGACCAGCAAAGTCTGCATACTTGTTAACAATTGTTAAGTAATTATTCTTAAAGGTTGCTGCTTCCGGTGTAATGTTTTCTGGAACAGTTGTGTATAGACCAGTGACTGGAGCAACGAATACCGTATCATCAAAGTAATTTACAGTTGATGATAAGCTTGGTGTTGACTTAATGTACTGGCTTACTGCAAATATCGTTGACATACCAGCATCGATTGATAGATCGATGTCATATAGTTCCGTATTTTCTGCTACGTCAAATAAACGATCAAGCTTTTGTGGAATTGATCCAAGATCTTTTGTCTTTACGTCTGTGTTTGAATAAGCCCCGACTGTAAACAAGTTGTCTGCTTGACCTAAAGTTGCATACGCACCGGTCAATGCTAATGCTAATGAGTTAGCTTGAGCAGTTGCAGTAGCTGGGTTAATAATTCCGTAAGATGTTGATAATGTTCTTAATAATGTTGCAGCACTTGCATTGGTTGCGTAGTTATTAGTAACGAATCTTACCATGTTCGATGGAACACCGGCTGTAGTTAACCATGTTTGACCATTCTTATGGGAAATGTAATCATTGACTAACATCGTAATGTTAGGTGATGCATCATCCTTAGCTGGTAAGAAGAAGTTTTCTGGCTGTCCACCGTTTTGTGAATTAATTTGTCTCCAATAGTCGAATGATCCGACATACTTCTCACTAAAGACGTAATCTAATTTGATTGTAGTTGGTGAGAATACTGATTGCTGTAATTTGAATACACCAAGTATAATAGAATCGTTAAATGTTTCACCGAATAGATCAAACGTAGAAGCATTTTCAAGTACTTGTGAAACGCTTGAACCACGGTTACCAGCAATGTCTGTTGTTGGAATATTATCTGATTGCGATGAAAGCGCGAAGTTTAATCTTGTTGAAGGAACTGTTAAGTAGTTTGTTGTAGAAACTGCACTGTTTGATAACGATAATACATTTAATACAGCTGTAAAATCAGATGCCGGTGTAAGGTTCGAATTATCTACAGCACCGATATAGTAACCTTCAAACATGTCGTTGACAGATGTTTGGCCTTTATTAAGAACTATAAAACCTGCTTTACCGAAATCGGAAACTGAGTTAAATGATGTTCCTGGTACATCAGACCATTGGAACGAACCTTGTAATAAGCTATTATATTGATCAGAGGTTAGCTCAAAGTGTGTTGGTTTACCTACTAGATATAATACATTGGCTGATAAAGTGCTAAATCTTGATAATGTATTACCGTAAGTTGCTGGGTTTGAATAATCAATAGAAACTGGTCTTACTGGATAAACTAATGCACCGTAATTAGCACCGAAACCTGTTCCTGAACCTGCACCGTATGGTAATTTATATGTGTAAACTCTTGCTGCTGTATTGAATAGAGGTGCAGCAGAGTGATAAAAATATCTTTCAGCTGGTGTCTGTGGCTGACCGAAAATATTTGTGAATTCTGACAAGCTAGTAACCTCAATTACTTCATCAGACGGTCCTTGAGCAGCAAACCCTGCTACTAAGACACTTGTACCTGTTGGGACGTCTGGTCTTGTGCTGAGATCAATTTCTGTAATTTGTACACCTGGAGATTCAATTGTGCGAGCCATATACTATTATTTATATTTTCGCGAACAACTTTTATACCAATTCAGTGATGAATTGTGAAAAGGCGAAAGTAAAGCTGGTTTCTATCTCACCAGGCTCTCTATAATTGTAGTCTATCGATCCTAAAGAAATAGGAAAAGCTTTTGTATATGTAAACTTAACAATATTGTTATCAAACTCATCCTTACCATATAGAGTAAAATCAGTTTGATATGCTTGTGGTTGTAATTTAGGATTAAGTTTATACGTTTCTCTACCAGTATCTGTAACTTCAGTGGTATTATAAATGATACCTACATCATCACTCATTATATCTAACCATTTATAAATGACCCAGTAATTGTTAAATTTGTTATCTATGGTAAAATTAACTGTTATATTATCGTAAGGAGGTCTACTATTAGATGATAACTTATATGTACCGCCAGCATAAGGTGCTTCAACTTCTGGCACACTTACTGTTGGTATAACTGACCCGTAAACTGAAAACTGAATCGATTCTTTTTGCACTAACTCTTTAGTTCTAATATTAAGATTGTTAGTGTTGTTGTTTCTCATAATAGGGGGTAGATTTAAAATAAGTAAAAACTTATCAAATCTACTTTTATTAAGTTGAGATTGAGGTAAAGGGTTTGGAATTATCATTGTATAACTGGTTTGTAACCTTGTCTAATTAAATCTTCAATTTCACTATCTCCGTACGATGATTGAGATAAAATAGTAGGTAAGCTTGAAGCTGAACCATCTTTGTCATTATACATAGATTGAGAATTTGTATAATATTTAATTCCAAAGTCTAATTGCTTAAGCAATAATGGACGTTTGTTGTT